CTGGTCTTACAGACTCAGCACCAGATTGGTTTGACGTAGACGTTGCTTACGTATCTGGTAATGGAACATTTACCGACGGAGAAGCAGTACTATTTACCTTTGCTCGTACAGGTGATGTTGGCGCACAAGGAGCTCAAGGTTCTATTGGAGCTCAAGGCGTTCAAGGAACTGAAGGAACTCAAGGCACACAAGGAACTCTTGGTGCTCAAGGTACAGTAGGTTCACAGGGAGCAGTTGGTTCTCAAGGTACAGTAGGTTCTCAAGGAACTCAGGGTACAGATGGTACACAGGGAGTTCAAGGATCTGTTGGTTCTCAAGGCACACAGGGAACTGTTGGCTCTCAGGGCACACAGGGAACTGTTGGTGCTCAAGGAACCCAAGGCACTCTTGGTGCTCAAGGAACCCAAGGCACTCTTGGTGCTCAAGGAACGGATGGTACAGTAGGTGCACAAGGAGCCGAAGGTTCATTTGGTGGTGTAACTGTTGAATACGCATACAGCACATCAACTACAATGTCAGACCCAGGTGCTTCAAACGTAAGATTTAACGCAGCCCTAGCAAGTGCTACTCATCTTGTAATTGATGATGTAGATGTAAATGCAACAAACATCGCTTCATATCTAGCAACTATCGATGACTCTACATCTACTATTAAGGGTCACGTAAAGATCTCAAAGAAGGATAACCCTGCAGTATTTGCGATGTATGCAATTAACTCAATGGTTGATGACACAGGGTTCTTTGATTTAGATATTACTTATTTATCTGGCGCTGGTTCTTTATCGAACTCTGATCCAATTCTATTAACCTTTGCTCGTACTGGTGATGTAGGAGCTCAAGGAACACAAGGTACTCTTGGAGCCCAGGGTGTTCAAGGAACATTTGGTACTCAAGGAACTCAAGGAACTGAAGGAGCTCAAGGTACTGTTGGTGCCCAAGGAACTCAAGGAACTAATGGTACTCAAGGTACTGTTGGCGCACAAGGAACTCAAGGAGTTCAAGGAACGCTTGGAGCGCAAGGTACTCAAGGAGAGACAGGCGTTCAGGGTACAGTAGGTTCACAAGGAACTCAAGGAACTGATGGTACACAAGGTACTGTTGGTACTCAGGGAACTGTTGGTTCACAAGGAACTACTGGAGCCCAAGGAACTGTCGGTGCTCAAGGAACTCAAGGCTCCAATGCAGGAATTCTAAGCGTTGGTTCAGGTCTATCACTTTCAGGTGGAGGAGAATTAACAGTTGATACTACAACAATTGCTACTAAGGCATATGTTGATGCGACTGCAACTGGATTAGATGTTAAAGCATCAGTTCGTGTAGCAACTACTGAATCATTAACATTAGCTTCAGCACTTGAAAATGGAGATACTCTTGACGGAGTAACTCTTGCAACTGGTGACCGTGTACTTGTTAAGAATCAATCAACTGGTTCTGAAAACGGTATTTACGTTGTTAAGTCTTCTGGAGCACCAGATCGTGCAACGGATGCAGATACAAGCGCAAAAGTTACAGCAGGAATGTTTACATTTGTATCAGAAGGTACGACTAATGGAAACACTGGTTATGTCCTCACAACAGATGACACAGTAACACTAGGCACAACAGCCTTAACATTTACACAGTTCTCTGGAGCTGGAGCATACACAGCAGGTGCTGGTCTTACACAGTCTGGAACAACATTCAATGTTGGCGCTGGAACTGGTATTACTGTAAATGCTGATGATGTAGCAATTAATACAGCAGTTGTTGTACGAAAGTATGCAACTACTATTACACCAACAAACCCATTTAGCGCAACAGAATTTGCAATTACACATGGTCTTGATACATTAGATATTCAAGTTTCTGTGTATGAAGTTGCAACAGGTGCTAAGGTTGAGACAGACATTACAAGAATAACTACATCCGCTGTAACAATCGGATTTGCTGTAGCTCCTGTTTCAGGAGAAACATACAGAGTAGTAGTACAGGCATAAAACATGGCCAAAAAGTTCTTAACTCCGATAGTATTGGTTAATATGGCTACACCGCCAGCTAATCCAATAACTGGTCAAATGTATTATAATACAGAAGAAAGAACTATTAAGGCATATAACGGAGAAGTTTGGTATGATGTGGCTGGCCCAAAAGCAATTTTGGGCCATACACACTACACAGATGGTGATATTAGAACCGTTGATTATGGAAATTACGCAGCAAATAATGACTATGTAGTTTCAATAAATGGCGGGGGAGCAACAACAGAATTTAATGATTCAATAGATGGGGGAACAGCATAAAATGGCAATTAGAATTCAATTAAGAAGAGACACCGCAAGTAACTGGACAACAAATAATCCACTACTATATCCAGGTGAAATGGGAATAGAAACAGACACAGGTAAATTTAAAATTGGTCCTGCAGTAAATGCCCCAACTGTTGGAACAGCATGGAACAGCATTTCATCATATTCTAATGTTACCCCAGCAGGATTAGCAAGCTCCCTTGGAGACTATGTCCCAACAACAGACGTAGGAGTAAAAGGCGGGCTAGTAGAAATGGATGCAAGCGGAAATGCATTAATTCTAGGTCCAGGATTTATTATAGAAGGCGTAACAGATAATACAAATGAAACAACTGTAGTATTTACAGATCCAACAGCAGATAGAACAATTACATTCCCAGATGCTACTGGTACAGTAGTATTGGCAGATTCAACAAATACACTAACAAACAAGACTTTAACAAGCCCAACAATTTCTGGATTATATTTATCTGATGCAAGCATCGTATTTGAAGGCGCAGTTGCAGATTCATATGAGACTACACTTGTAGCAGGAGAGCCTACAGAAGATCGTACAGTAACATTACCAGATGCAACAGACACACTTGTTGGAAAAGCAACAACAGACACTCTTACAAATAAGACTCTTACATCTCCTAAAATTAACGAAAATGTAGAACTATTAGCAACATCTACAGAATTAAATATTCTAGATGGAGCAACTCTTTCTACAACAGAACTTAACTATGTTGATGGTGTAACCTCAGCAATTCAAACTCAGTTAGATGCTAAGGCTACTTCTTCAGATCTTACAACTCACACAGGCGCAACAGAAGCACACGGTGCAACTGGCGCAGTAGTTGGAACAACAAATACACAGACTCTTACAAATAAGACACTTACAAGCCCAGTAGTTTCAGGACTTACACTTTCAGATGGCTCAATCGTTCTTGAAGGTGCAACTGCTGATGCTCATGAAACAACTATTACAGTAACTGATCCTACAGCAGACCGCACAATCACTTTGCCAGATGCATCAGGAACTGTTGCTCTTACAAATAACAAATTAGATGCTTTTGCTGCAACTACTTCAGCAGAACTCGCTGGAGTAATCTCTGATGAGACTGGTACTGGAGCACTTGTTTTTGCTAACACACCAACACTTGTAACACCAAACATTGGTGCTGCAACTGGTACATCTTTGGTTCTTTCAGGGGACCTAACAGTTAATGGTACAACAACTACAATTAACTCAACAGAAATTACAGTTGATGATAAGAACCTTACACTTGGTGCAGTAACAACCCCAACTGATGCAGGTGCAGATGGTGGCGGAATTACCCTTAAGGGAACTACAGACAAAACTTTTAATTGGGTTGACGCCACAGACGCTTGGACATCTTCAGAGCATATTAACCTAGCATCAACAAAAGAACTTAAAATTAATGGAACATCAGTACTTTCTGGAACAGCATTAGGTTCTGGAATTACAGGATCATCTCTTACATCAGTAGGAACAATTGCTACAGGTACTTGGAACGGAACTGCAATCGCAGTTGCAAACGGTGGTACTGGTTCAACATCAACATCAGATGCTCGTACAGCCCTAGGACTTGCAATCGGAACGGACGTACAGGCTTACAACTCAACATTAGCAGCAGTCGCTGGTGGAACTTACACTGGAGACGACAGCATTGCAACAGTAGGTACTGTTACAGCTGGTACATGGTCTGCAACAGAAATTGCTCTTAATAAAGGTGGAACTGGAGCTACAACTCAAGCAGGTGCAGCAAATGCAGTTCTTCCTTCTCAAACTTCAGCAACTGGAAAATATTTAAAGTCTGATGGAACAAATGTTTTATGGGAAACAGTAGATGCTCTTCCTTCACAATCTGGAAATTCAGGTAAGTATCTTACAACAGATGGAACATCTGCTTCATGGGCAACTTTAGTAGTACCAATTGTAACTGGAACAGACACTGTTACTGGAAATACAATAGAAACTGTAGACACCACAGCATTGTCAGCATTTACATCAATTGAATATATGGTTTCATTAAAGCAGGCTACAAATAATAAAACAAGAACATCTAAGGTCCTTGTTCAAACAGATGGAACATCTGTAGATATGACAGAGTTTGCAATTACAGAAACTGGTGGAACAATTGCAGGAGTAGTTGTTTCAGCCGCAGTATCTTCAACAAATGCAGTATTACAGGTAACTGTAACAGATGCAGCAACAAATAACGTAACAGTCAAATTCAGCAAAGTATCACTTTAAGGAGTAATTAATGTCTAATAAAGACTTTAAGTTAAAGAATGGACTAGTAGTCTCTTCTCTATCCACCGCTGGAATTGTTACAACTGATTCATCTGGAAATATAAACGCTGTAGCAGTAGTTCCAGTAGAAAACGGTGGAACAGGACAAACAACGGTTGGAAACGCCTTAAATGCCTTGCTACCGCTTCAAACAGGCAATGAGAATAAGTATTTACAAACAAATGGTACAACAACACAATGGAATGCAATCACTACACCAGATGCAAATCCACAAATATTCATGTTAATGGGGGCATAAGGAATGGCAACAGTATATAAAGTATTAGGACAGACAGCAACAGCTACATTAGGAGCTACAACAGAAGGTACTCTTTATACCGTCCCAGTTTCAACATCAACAGTTGTATCAAGTTTAGTTATTTGTAATCAAGCAGCATCAGCTGCTACATTTAGAATTGCGGTTCGACCATCAGCAGATGGATCGACGGCGGCAAAGCATTGGATAGTATATGGTACTACAGTTGCAGCAAGTGATTCAACAGTTATTACAATGGGCCTAACGCTTGCAGCAGGTGATAAAATTCAAGTATATGGATCAAGTGCTACATTATCATTTAGCGCTTATGGATCTGAGATAAGTTAATCATGTCTGTAGTCCGAGCCTCATTAAAGGGACTTCAGGCATTAATTCCAATTCCCGATGTGCCAGATGCACCAGTAATTGGTTCAGCTACAAATGTTGGTACATCTCGTGCATATAATAACGGATCATCTACAGTAACATACACAGCAGCAGCAACTGGCGGTACGCCAGCGTCTTATACAATTACCTCAAATCCTGGAGGATTTACAGGTACTGGAACATCTCCAGTAACCATTACAGGATTACAATCAAATACAGCATATACATTTACAGCCACTGCTACAAATGCCACTGCAACATCTGCAGCATCAACTGCAACATCTAGCATTACAGCAACTACCGTGCCACAGGCACCAACAATTGGTACTGCAACAAATGCTTCTGCTGGAAATGTTTCAGTTCCATTTACTGCTGCCAATAATGGTGGATCAGCAATTACGGGATATACATTAACATCAAGTAGTGGATTAACAGCATCTGGAGCCTCATCACCATTAACTTTAATAGAAACAGTAAGTTCTACATTTACATATACTGTAACTGCAACAAATGCCAACGGCACATCTGCAGCATCTGCAGCATCAAACTCTTTAACCATATCACTTGTCCCAGGCGTTCCATCAATTAGCTCTGTTTCAGATGTTGGTACATCTCGTGCATTTAATAACGGTGCAGCATCTGTAGCATTTACTGCTGGTAGTGGACCTGCTGCAACTTCTTATACAGTTACATCAAGTCCTGGAGGATATACAGCATCTGGCGCATCTAGCCCAATTGTTGTTACAGGACTTCAATCTGGAACTTCATATACTTATGCCGTAACAGCAACAAATGCAATAGGATCATCTTCTGCATCAGCCTCATCATCTTCTGTAACTGCTACAACAGTTCCAAGTACACCAACATCTGTTTCTATGAGCAAATATACTGGAGCAGTTGGAGGAGTAACTTATTCTTTTGCGGCCCCAACAAGTAATGGAGGAAAAGCAATTACTGGATATAATCAATCTGGTATTGGAAGCAGAACAGATGCAGTAGGAACTCATAATGTTTCTGGCTTAAGTCAAGGGGCAAGTCTTACGGTTAGCGTAACAGCAACAAACCTTAATGGATCTTCTACAGCAGCAACTGCAACCGCTACATCATCTGCGTATACCTGTTCTGCTGGATTTACTTTATCTGGAAGCAGCTGTACTCAATCTGCATTACAAGGATCAGCAATTTATCAACAACAATATTGGTATAATGCAGCAGCTGTTCCAACACCTAAATATAGCTGTAGACACGGAACTACAAATGCCTGTGTGCAAAGCTTTAGTGGATGTTCTTCACTTGGTGGACAATATGTCCAAGCCGCATGCGGTGGATTTAGTTCATCTTATAATGTTACTGTATACAATTGTGACGCTCAAGGTGGGTCACTTATTGGAACTGGATGCTATAGAAACGTGGTTGTAGGGTATAATTATTCTTGTCCAAATGGCGGATCTTTATCTGGATCAACCTGTACATTATCGGCTTCAATAGCGTAAATCAAATGAGAATACGCATACGCACAAAGGATATGTTAAAATGAATAAAGAAAGACCAGCTAGACCATGGGATATTTTTAATAAAAATTTAAAAATAATTCAAAAAGATATTGTGGAATATAGAATGGCTCTGTGCAACTCCTGCCCAGAATTAATTCAAGCTACATCAACATGTAAACAATGCGGATGTTTTATGAAATTAAAAACAGAATTAAGTAATGCAAGTTGCCCATTAAATAAATGGCAAGCAGTATCAGTACCAATTTATGAAGATATAGAAGGAGATACAAAATGACAGAAGAAACAGCAGAAAATTTTATTCCACAACACATGATAGCCTTTATTATTGATAATAAAGTAGAAGAGGTTATTGGGATAGATGATAGGCTTGCAGCAGTTTTATTAAGCAGCCCAACTATTGTAGATGTTACTGGAATTCCAGTAACAAATGGGCATATTTATAACCCAGAAAACGGGACATTTGCTTCAGTTATAGGTTAAATAAGATAGGATATAATAGATAAATGGCATCAGTTAAATATGTTAGTCAAGAGGGGCTTCTTGCTGGAGCCACCGCCATTCCTGACGTACCTGATGCACCAACTATTGGTGCTGCAACAGTTACTAATGCAACAACGGTATCATTAGCATTTACCGCAGCAGCCACAGGCGGAGCACCTGCTTCTTACACTGTAGTGGCATCTCCTTCTGTTGGAAACATTTCTACTTCGGCTGGAACCACATCTCCATTAACAGTTACTGGAACATTTGCTACTAATACTGCATACACATTTACTGTACGAGCAAATAACTCAACAGCAAGTTCTGGATATTCTTCTGCATCTAGTGCAGTTACTCCAAATCCTTCCTATGTTTTATCACAAACATTTAACTCTTCTGGAAATTACGTAATTCCTTCTGGTAAAAATTTAATTGCAGTTTATGCATATGGTGGTGGTGGCTCTGGAAAGGCTGGAACTGCAGCGCTAAGTCCAAATGAAGGTGGCTTTGGTGGTGGCGGCGGTTCAGGTGGAACTGGTGTGGTTATGGTTGGGTATCCAGTTACCCCTGGAGTTGAATATGCTGTAACAATTGGTTCTGGAGGAAATACAAGCAACTCTGCTAACGTAGGAAATCCTGGAGGAACCACTTCTTTTGGAACAGTCTTAACTGCTGGAGGAGGCCCATCTGGAACACAAGCAAACGCTTCCTATGGTGGAAATGGAAGCGCATATATTACCGCTTCCGTTTTTTCATCTGCTGGAAATGGAGGCAACGTTGGTCTTGCAAATAACACACTTCCTGGCGCAGGAAATGCTGGAGGAAATAATGGAGCATTAACTGCAAACTTGGCTGGTCTTGGAAGTATAAGCAATAATTATGGAGGTTCTGGCGGTGGTGGTGGCGGTGGTGCTGGTGTTTCAAATATAACCATGAATGGTGGTGCTGGCGGAAATGGTGGCGGTACTGGTGGCGCAGGTGGCTCTGGAGGAAACGCTGTAGGACAGTCATCTAGAAATAATGGAAACAGTGGTGTATCTGCTACTGGTTCAGCATCTGGTGGCGGTGGTGGTGGTGGTAATTCTAATAACAATATAAACACTGCAGGATCTGGGGCTAGTGGATCTGGCGGAATTGTAATTATTTACGTTAAATAAAAGAAAGGGAGAATAAATAAATGGCTAATGTAAAAAAAGTAGCAAGTCTTGGATTAACAAGAACTGGAACATCTATTAGTGATGTACCAGATGCTATTACATTAGGAACTGTAACTGTAACAAATTCAACTACTGTTTCTATTCCTTTTACCGCCGCCGCAACTGGTGGGTCGGCAACAAGTTATACAGTAACATCTTCTCCTTCTATAGCTTTATCAACATCAAGCACTACATCTCCATTATCAGTCACAGGATCATTTGCTTCAAATATCCCATATACCTTTACAGTAAAATCAATTAATTCAACTGGAGAATCATCATCTAGTTCTGCAAGCAACTCAATTACACCAAATCCTTCATACGCATTATCACAAACATTTAATTCAACAGGAACATATACCGTTCCTGCAGGAGCAAACGTGGTGGCTGCATTTGTTGTAAGTGCTGGAGGAGGAGGAGGCGGAGGCGGAGGCGGAATGTCTCTTTCTGCTAATAGAGCGGCTGGCGGAGGCGGCGGAGGCGGCGGTGGCTCAGGATACATTGTTGGATTTAAAGATTATCCAGTAACACCTGGAGGAACTTATTTAATTACAATAGGTAGTTCTGGAAACTCTGGAAATTTTGGCAATGCTTCTGCTAATGGAGGATCTGGAAATTCTGGTGGTACAACAAATTTTGCAAATTTAGTTAGCGTTAATGGCGGCGGCGGAGGAGCAGCTGGAAATACAGGTGCACCTACTTCTTCCAATCAAATTGATCCAGGAAATGCTGGATCTGGTGGAAACATAGGAAATTATAATTCAAATATTTCAGGTTATGTTGTAGTAACTGCAAATTCTGGAGCTGGTAGTTCTGGAGGCGGCGGCGGAGATTCAAATGTTCCTTCAGATGGCAGCGGCGGCGGTGGAGGAAACAATGGTGGCTTATTAGTTAATATGAATTTAACTGGTTTAGGCTCAGTAAGTTCTGGAATTAATACTGGCTCTGGCGGCGGAGGTGGCGGAGGTTCTGGCGTAACTACTTCAGTTTATGCTAACGGAGGCTCAGGTGGTACTGGTTCAGGCTCAGGAGGACGTGGAGGATACGGTTCTGCAAGTTCAACTGGAGGACCAGAAGGACAAAATGGAAACTCTGCTTCAGCAGTTGCAGGCGCTGGAGGCGGGGGTGGTGGAGGATTTGGAAGTACAAACTTTGGCAATGCTTCCGCAGGAGGCGCAGGCGGTAATGGATATCAAGGAAGAGTAATAATTTATGTTAAATAAATAATTACAGTTTTGTTTAACAAAAAATAAATGATACAATGATACTTTAGGAGGTATTAAAATGGCTGAAACAAATTATGCGTTTATTAAAGACGGCAATGTAACAAATGTTGCAGTATTTGATGAACCAACAGAAGAGCTATTAAATCAATTCAAAACAGAATTTGGTTTAGATCATATTATCCTAGCAACAGAAAAAACAGCAATTGGTGGAACTTGGGACGGAACAAGATTTATTCTTCCTAAGCCGTTCCCTTCTTGGATTTTAAATGAAGCGGGAGATTGGGAAGCACCTATTGCTATGCCAGTAAATGAAGGTAAATTCTATCTATGGAATGAAGAAACAGTTTCATGGGACGAGTTTGATATTCCAGCTCCAACAGAATAAAATAATTTAAGGATTGGTGTATTTAATTGGCAGATAAAGATTTTAAAGTAAAAGCAGGACTTGATCTTGGAACCCCCCTTCCTTTAACAGAGGGCGGAACAGGACAAACGTCTGCTAGTAATGCTTTAAATGCAATATTACCAGTTCAGACATCTGCAGCTAATAAATTTTTACAATCAGATGGAACGTCTACATCCTGGGTTGCAGCAGCAGTTGTAAATAATGCCACATTCACAGGATCTTCAATTGTTATTCCATCGGGAACAAGTGAGGAAAGACCAGCATCTCCAGTAACTGGAGCAATTAGATTAAATACAACATCTGGAACATTAGAATTTTATACAGGCACAGCATGGGGATCAATTGCTACTTTTCCACAACCACCAACATCCCTTGTTGCAACAAATGTTGGCACATCTCGTGCATATAATAATGGTGCAGCATCTGTAGCATTTACTACAGCATCTGCAGATGGCGGATCAACAATTACTGGATATACAATTACATCAAATCCAGGTTCATTTACTGCAACGGGTTCAACATCTCCAATAGTTGTAACAGGATTACAGTCAGCTACTTCATATACATTTACTGGTACAGCAACAAATTCAATTGGTTTAAGCACAGTGTCTTCAGCCTCATCTAGTATTACCGCTACTACTGTTCCACAAGCACCAACACCTGGAACAGCAACTGCAACGAATACAACTACTGCAAGCTTGCCATTTACAGCTGGTGCTACTGGTGGCTCAACAATAACAAATTATAAATATTCAACTGACGGAACAACATATACAGCACTTTCACCAGCTCAAACTACTAGCCCACTTTCAATTTCTGGACTTACATCTGGAACAACTTATACATTTTATATAAAAGCAGTTAATACTAACGGTGATTCTGCAGCATCTACTGCGTATAATTCATTAGCAATGCCTTTGCCAACAGCTCCAAGCATAGAGTATATTGTTTTAGCTGGAGGCGGCGCTGGAGGTGCGGCATATAATTCAAATGCCTCTGGCGGAGGTGGTGCAGGAGGAATGCTTACTGGAAATCAAGCTATATCTGCTGGTACAACTTACATAATTACTGTTGGTACAGGAGGTCCTACAACAGTAGGAAATGCTAACACTGGTTTATATTCTTCAGCACCTAGCGGAACCGCAGGAAACGCATCTTCTTTTGGTAATTTAATTTCAACTACTGGTGGCGGAGGCGGCGGCGGAGACGCATTGGAGTCAGTTGATAACTACGGGCAACCTAACTGGAGGGCCGTTGAAGGCGGCGCTGGAGGAAGCGGTGGAGGTGGGTCCAAACGAGGTGGTGGTGGCTATAATGGTGGTTCAGGAATTGCTGGACAAGGAACAAGTGGCGGTACTGGCGGCTCTAATAATGGTGGTGGCGGCGGAGGAGGAACTAACGCTGGAACTAGCAATGGAGCTGGCGGAAATGGAAAGTCTGGATTTGATTCAGTAGTACGTGCAGGCGGCGGTGGTGGAGGAACTGTTGGCTCTGCAGGTAACGGCGGTGGTGGTGCAGGAGGCAATGTTACAGGAGCAGCTGGATCAGCTAATCTAGGAGGTGGTGGTGGTGGCACAGGACAAGGAACAAGCAGAAGTGGAGGAAGTGGTGGCTCTGGAATTGTAAAATTTAGATATGCAAGCAATTATGCCGCACCAAATTCCACAAACGGCTCACCAACAGTCAACAATGATGGTGGATACAGAACATATACATTTAATGGAAGCGGACAGGTGACTTTCTAATGGCACATTTTGCACAATTAAACGAAAATAATATTGTAACTAATGTTATTGCCGTACATAACAATGAATTATTAGTTGAAGGTGTTGAATCAGAGTCTAAAGGTATTGAATTCTGTCAGTCATTATTTGGTGGCAATTGGATTCAAACATCTTACAATGCAAGAATTAGACAAAGATATGCTGGAGTAGGTTTTGCATATTTGCCAAATAAAGATATTTTTATTGAGCCATCACAATACAATGGCTGGGTTATTGACGAAGAGCTAGAAGATTGGGTTCCGCCATTTCCAAAACCAGACAGTGGATCTTGGGTCTGGAACAATGAGACAATAAACTGGCAAGAGCTAGATGAGCAATTGCCATAAAGAAAAATTTATAACAGTAGGTTTTCCAAGAAGTGGCAATACATATTTAAATTATTCTTTTAGGTCTTTATATTATCCAGAAAGCACACCCTATAAAGTTTTTCATAGTGCTTCAACAATAGATAAATTTGATCATCTATTTATACCATTTAGAAACCCACTAGACAGCATAGCCTCTTGGAATAACTACCCATCAAATTGTGAAATAGAATTAGACATTAAATACTATATTAGATTTTATAGTCATGTAATGAATAATTTAAACAAAGTAACACTTATGAATTTTGATTGCTTTACTAAAGATATAGAGTATATAAAAGGCAAAGTTAAAGAATCTATAGATATTGAAAGTATTTATAGCGTTAGCGATGAACAAATAAAAGCTTATATGATACAAGACAAAAAAAATAAAAATCTTCCTCTATCTAATCCAGATAATGTTTCTATAATTAAAGAAACATTGGTAAATACAGAAATCTTTAAAGAGTGTCTTGTTATATATGATAACTTATTAAAGGCTACCTCTCACATACACTAGACATTAGCATGTATAAAATGCTATGATATAAGTATTGCATAACCCTAGTTTAAGGATATAAAATGGTAGATATAGTTTTTACAAATATGATGGGTATTGAAGAAATATTTCCCCCCGAACCCGCTTTTAAAAATATACCAGATTGGTATAAAGATATAGAATCTTATATTGGCGGAGAAAAAAAACCAACTGGAAATGGCAATACAACAGGAACAATTAAACGTTGTATGCCAGTATTTGATGTAATGAATGCAGGATATATTATTAAAACTCCAGCAGATGTTTACGTATCACAAAAAGAGATGTTTGATGAAAACGGTGATTCAATGGGTAAAAGACCATGGTATGAGTGGGCAAATTTTAATTTAATTGAATTTCATCCAGTAGAACAAGCACCAAATCATCCAAATAGAAATGGTCATCAAGAGGCATATCCTAAATGGATTAATCCATGGGCAATTAAAACACCACCAGGATATTCCGTTCTATTTGTACAACCATTTCATAGACCATCAGATTTTACTATTTTGCCAGGAATTGTAGATACTGATACCTATTCAGCTCCCGTCAATTTTCCATTTGTGCTAAACGATATAAATTTTGAAGGCATTATTCCAGCGGGAACAGCAGTAGCTCAGGTTATTCCTTTTCAAAGAGAAGACTGGCAGATGTCTATTGGCAAAAATGAAGAGATTATGGAAACAAGCAAAATTACAACAAAGCTTAGAACACGTTTCTTTGACTCGTATAAAACTCAATACAGACAGACAAAAGAATATAGATAATGATCATACAAGTTATTGGTTTGCCTGGAAGTGGAAAAACCACACTTGCTATCGCTCTTAAAGAGCGTATAAATGCCATTCATTTAAATGCAGACTATGTTCGTGCAACAATTAATTCAGATCTTGGATTTACAATTGAAGATAGAATTGAGCATGCACGTAGATTGGGTGAAATTGCACGTATGCTAGATGGGCAAGGGCATACAGTAATTGTAGATTTTATTTGCCCAACAAGCCTAACTCGTGCAGCATTTGGCAAACCAAACATTTTGATATTTATGGATACATTAGCAGAGGGACGCTTTGAAGATACAAATAAAATGTTTGAGCGTCCTACAGAATTTGATGCATCTTTTATTAGTCATAATTTAAATGCTGAAGAAAAGGCATCATATATAATTGAAAAGTTTAATCTTCATGATTGGTCCGCTCCAACAACTCTCATGCTTGGAAGATACCAGCCATGGCATGAAGGACATCATGCATTATATAAAGAGGCGGGGAAAAGAACAGATCAAGTACTTCTTGGAGTACGTAATACATATAACACAAGCGAGAAAGATCCTCTTAAATTTGATCAAGTAAAAGAATATATTGCCAAAGATGAATTTATGGATGGAGCATTAGTATTAAGATTGCCTAATATTACTAATATTGTATATGGAAGAGACGTAGGATATAAGATTGAACAAGTAGATTTAGGTGCAGATATTCATGCTATTTCTGCAACGCAAAAACGCAAGGAAATGGGTATATGAGTAAATTAAGCTATGTTTTAAAAATTGCAAAAGACAGATGGCTTCGCCCATATGATGATATTATTCTACGTTTTAATACTAAGGCAGAAAAAGACAATCCTCTGGTCTGGAGAGTTTATATAAATGGTGTGGAGCTACTTGCAAGCGGATTTGAAATTCATGGATATATGCATGATCAAATTTCCTATGAAGGCGAAGTTAAAAAGTTTAATGTTGGATGCAAGGGGCGTGTACGTTGGGACGGAACAAAGGCTGTTATAATAACATCTAAAAAAGAGCCAGATACAGCATTTTAAAGCCTAATAATCCCATTATGATATAATTATCATATATCAATAAGGGGATAGTGAACCAAGTTGTCAAATAAAGATTTTAAGGTTAAAAATAAGCTGCAGGTAGCAGGTATTACTTCTGCTGGCCCGCTTGTCTCAGATGCCTCTGGTAATGTAGATTCAACTTCTTCAATTGCCACACAATTTGGCGGAACAGGAACAACAACATCTCCCAACTCTGGAGAATTTTTATATTCATCTGCTGGAACTACATATGCTGCAACTTCATTATCAACCACCGTCCCTCTTTGGTCGGCAGTATCAGTAAGCTCAAATATAACACTTTCTAAATGGAATAACTATATGGTTGACACATCTGCTGTAAGAACATTGACTCTTCCAGCATCACCATCATCTGGAGATGAAATTCATATTTTTGATGTAACTGGAACAGCAGCAACAAATAAAATTACAGTAAGTTCAAATTCAAATAAAATAAATGGTTCAGTTCAAGATTTAGACATAGATGCAAATAATGCAGCAGCTGTTTTAATCTATACTGGATCAACTTATGGATGGAGAGTAGGATAATGGCATTAAGTTATACAAGTTTATCTGGGGGCGGCGGAGCAGCAACAAATGATTTTAATATAAATGTAGGATCTTCTGGCTACACAAATGTTTCACTGACAACAACTTTTCCAGCAGGTAGTTACATATGTACATCTACTCTATCAGACGCCACACTTGATATTTATTTAATTAATGAAGACGGAACAAGCGCAGGATATGCAAATGCAACAACTTCATCAACTACTGTTGTTGCATCTAAATCTTTTAATAAGGTTGTTATTTATGGAGCTGCAAATAATGACATTTTAACATTTCAATTTTTATATGTTTTTAATCCTACCGATGTAGGAACAAATGTTGCAGCAGCTGCAAGATTAATATCAACAGGCACTGCCTCTCTTCCAAATATAAATAATACAACTGTTTTAACTGGCCAAAATTTTGCTACTGATGTTGAGGTAACATTTACTGGATCAGATTTAGTCGCTAGAAATGCAAAATCTGTTACTAGAACCTCTTCTACATCTTTAACTGTTACAAGACCAGATGATATGCCAACTACATATTCACCCTATACAATTACTGCAACAAATCCTGGAATTTCTGTACCAACATCAACAAATGCACATAAACTAATAAATGCAATAACAGTTGGAGCAGCACCTGTCTGGGTCACATCTGCTACACTTCCAACGTTTTTTACAAATCTTGCATATTCAACAACTTTATCTGCAACAGATGCTGACGGAAGCTCTTCAATAACATATTCACTTGCATCTGGATCCCTTCCTTCTTCAATGACATTAAATTCTTCAACTGGAGTAATTTCTGGAACCTCTAACTCTGCTTCTGCTGGATCATTTACTATTAGGGCTACCGACTCTGGCGGCAACTTTGTAGATAGAGCATTTACAATGGCAAGACAAACAGTTCCAGTAGCTCCAACATCAGTTGTAGGAACAAAAACTTCAACAGTAGGTGCCATTTCTGTTGCATTTACAGCACCAACAACTGGATACACACCTACATCTTATACCGTTACATCTAGTCCAGGCTCAATTACTGGAACAGGCTCTGCCTCACCTATTATTGTTTCAGGATTAACTGGTGGAACTAGCTATACATTTACGGTAACTTCTACCTCTGCACAAGGAACATCTGCAGCAAGCTCTGCATCTTCTGCAGTTACAGCTCCAACTACATTAACAACAACATTTAATTCCAGTGGCACTTTTACAAACCCAGGAGTATCAAATGTTGAGGTTCTAGTTGTTGGCGGCGGCGGCGGCGGAGGGTTCGGCGGAGATAATCTATCTGGTGGATTTGGCGGCGGCGGCGGCGGCGCAGGCGGAGTACAGTATTCTGCCGCTCTTTCAATTAGCGCAAACACTAACTACGCAGTAACAGTTGGCAATGGCGGCGGAGGCGATACTAGCGGAAACTCTTCAGTATTTGCAAATCTAACTGCCCTTGGAGGAGAAAGAGGAGCAAATAGTACTGCAAATGCTAGAGTAACTGCAAATAGTGGATTTGGTTCAGGTGGCGGAGGTGCGACAGTTTCAAATAATACTATTAATACTAATAGACATTTAGGAGGAACAGGAACATCTGGGCAAGGAAAAGCTGGATCTACCGCATATGCAAACAATGCTGGTGGAGGAGGCGGTTCACTAAATGCCTCTCCAAACTCAAGTGGAAATACTGTATCTACTGCTTATTACGGCGTACCAGGCGGAGCCGTAACTTACTTTGGAAGTAAATACGCAGCAGGTGGTGGAGGAGCAAATCCTTATTCTCCATACACATCAGGTGACGGATTGGGCGGGGCATCTGGCTCTGCTGGAGATTCCCGTTTCGATAACTTTAGAGCTTTTACATTGCCTGGTGCAGGAGCGAATGGTACTGGTACTGGAGGCGGAGGAGGTTGTGGATGGGTAAATATTATTAATTCAAATTCACAAAATACATCTGGTGCAAGCGGTGGTAATGGGGTGGTGATCTTAAAATATGTCGGTTAATCACGAATTTGATGAGTCTTTACCAAAACCACATGAGTCTTGGGTTTTAAAAGACAACGGTCTTGGAGGTAAATATTGGGATTCACCAGTTGCTTTACCAGTAGACGGAAAGACTTACTATTGGCATGAAGAATCTTTATCATGGAGGGAAGTAGAATGACGCTAATATACTCTGATGGTTATTTTAGAACAGGATCTAATTTTTTACACCACTCTTTAAAAATTGCTTATCCAAATGCAGTTATTACTTCAGACGACCCTGCGCCACATTTTGGGGTCGGACTTATAAAAGATTTAACAATTTATTCTGGAATAGCAATTTCTTTAAGAGATCCAGTAGATACACTTAGTTCTGTTTTTTCATTTTTTAAAATAGAAAACAACCCTGAGCAAAAAAATCAACACGTTAAATATGTTAAAACATATTTAGAAGACATTAAAAATAATAAAGAAAATATTTTTATTTCTAAGTTTGATGAAATGTCTACTGATATAAATTCTGTACTTAATAAATTCTATCAAAAATTTCCACAATTAGGAGAACCTCTTCAAGTAAATGATTTAGATGTAACTAATAGTTTAATATCTAGTGGTAGAACACATGCAGTTCCTGGATTTAATACAGAAGATAATACAGAACTACATTCACAAATAATAACAGAGTTTGCTGCTGATTTAGAACAAATATACCTAATTTATAATGAAATAATTGCATAATAAATTTAATTAATAAACATTTACAATAATTGTTTTAAATAGTAGAATAGGTACTATGAATCTAGTACAAAGATCAATAGATAATGGGGGAAATTTAGTTCCCCTTATTATTCCAGCCGAAGTTTCAGACGGAATGGGATTAATGAATCCTTCTATCTTTATTGATGACGATGGAGATATTTTAGTTAATATTCGTAGAGTTAATTATACACTTTATCATTCAGAAAAAGATCAAAACTTCTTTAGCCCTTGGGGACCACTATCATACTTGCATCCTGAAAAAGATCAAAGATTAGTTACAACTAATTATATATGTCTGCTAGATAATGATTTAAATATAATTAATTATACTAAAGTAGACTATTCTAAATTTGATGTCCCGCCAATTTGGGAGTTTGTTGGCGAAGAAGATTGCAGAATTACACAATGGGATGGAGATTATTACCTTATTGGTGTTCGCCGTGATACAACTCCAAATGGGCAAGGCCGTATGGAATATTCTAAGATTGAATTAGATAAAGAAAGTTGGACTGCAACAGAAATACAGCGTGTAAGAATTCCAGCTCCAATTGATGAATCAACCTCATATTGTGAGAAAAACTGGATGCCAATATTAGATCAACCATACCACTTTGTTAAATGGGCAATGCCTACAGAGATAGTTAAAGCTAATCCAGATAAATCAGAGTGTAAACAGGTTATTGTTAAATCTACTCCTGCCGCCCCAATTGATCAAAGAGGAGGAACCAATGTTATTAAATGGGGAGAGTACTACATTACAGTTACTCATGAAGTAAATCTATGGAAAAACTACCTAAATCAAAAAGATTCAATCTATAGACATAGAGTTATTGTATGGGATAAAGACTTCAACTTTGTTGGGCTAAGCAAATCATTTGCATTCCTTGATACCCCAATTGAGTTTTGCGTAGGTGCAGCAATTAAAAATGATAATTTATTACTAAGCTTTGGCGTTCAGGACAATGCAGCATTTATATTAGAAGTTCCAACAAATGTTGTAAATGAAATTATTACGGAGGCAATGGCATATGGCAATTAGAGAATTAACAATAGCCCTGGCCTCAGACCCATTTAATGTTCAAATTAATTTTGATCTAGCACAAGCCTACGATGCACAACAGCAATATGCATCTGCAGCTGGCTTTTATTTGAGGGCGGCAGAGTTTGGATACAAGACTCACCCTTTAATTACATATACATCATTACTTAAAATGGCTATATGTTGGACACATCAGGGCGATAGAAATAAAACGGTTCATAATAATATCATGCAAGCAATAGCATATTTGCCAAATAGACCAGAGGCTTATTTTCTTTTATCAAGAATCAACGAACGCAATAAGATGTATCAAGACTGTTACACATTTGCTGAAATGGGATTACTGTATGCCACACATACTTTCCACCAACCACTTCCAGGATATGTTGATTATAATGGCGCATACTGCCTAATGTTTGAAAAAGCGGTGTCAGGATGGTGGCTTGGCAAAAAGGAAGAAAGCAAGTCCTTGTTCCAGCATTTATTAGATGATCATAAAATGGCTCCAGAATATGTTTCTGGATGCCTTAACAATTTAAAGTTGTACTAATATGTTTCCTAATTGGTTTAAAGATGTAGAGAAGTATTTCCGTCATGTGCCAAATGAGCCACTTCGTGCTTTGCAAATTGGCACATACACTGGAGATGCTACAGAATGGCTATTAAATAATAGAGAGTTAGAGTATCTGCATGATGTTGATACATGGGGCGGAAGCGAAGAAATTGCTCATGAATCATTAGATTTTAATTCAGTAGAAAACTATTATGATTCAAGATTTAGCGATACTCGTATTCATAAGTATAAGATGACAAGCGACGAGTACTTTGCCTCAAATAAATCACAGTTTAATTTTATATACATTGATGGAGACCACACAGCACTGCAGACATCATTAGATGGATTGAATGCATTTAGATTACTTGAATCAGGCGGTGTAATGGCTTTTGATGATTACCTATGGAACTATAACGGCAACCGCTTCTTAGAACCCAAGAGAGGCGTTGACGGCTTCCTAGAGGTATGTAAGGATCAGTACACAGTCATAGAGTCTGGATATCAAATGTGGATTAAGAAATGTTAGCAAACTCATGCTTTGAAATATTTCATACAGACAGCGGAAATAAATTTAGAAATCAGTCTTATGACAATGTTTTAAGTGAAATGGCGGGAATACCAAGATTAACCTCACCTACAATATACTTGAATACAGTAGAAAAAGTAAATCAATTTTTAACCGATACACCTAAATTTAAGGTAAATACTGTAGAAGATTATTGCCAACCAGGAGAAACATTTCCACCTAGCTCTGGAGTAATTGGTGTATGGGCAAGCAACTATATTGCATATAAAAACTTTCTAGAAACAGACAAAGATATACTTATTTTGTTTGAAGACGATATCGTTCTTAGTAAAAATTTTGCATATATACTAAATTCATATTTAATGGAGTTGCCAGAAGATTGGGAATACTTCTCCCCGTTTGTCCCAGATGACTCACTATTTGCTTATAATGAAATAAAGCATTCTTTTAATAGTGACTACCGTACTTGCCGCTCTTATCAGCAATGGTCATGCGCCACATATGTGGTCAACAGGGCGGGAGCTAAAAAGGCTATAGAAAATATAGAGTCTGTGGGAATAACAGCCCCTATTGATTGGTACATATTTAATTTTAGAATGAAGCAAGAAGACAGTCAAATTAGGTTTAACACCTATACAATTAAGCCAAATTCATATAGGCCAGTCAAGCTTTTATTGGAAGCCGCAGCCTATAGCTCAATTCATAAAGGAAGCACTGAGGAGCTTAATAGACTATGACTCTTATAACATTTAAGGTGGTATAATTTTAAAATGGGCTCAACGTCAAAGGGTTTTAGTTTTCCCGCTTATTCAGATCCGCCAGATATTCCTGCGGACATTCAACTACTTGCACAAAATATTGATACATATCTAACAGCAAATCCAGGCGCACAAGGATCTGTTGGAACGCAGGGTTCTCAAGGCGTAGTTGGACCACAAGGAGTTCAGGGAACTCAAGGTGTTCAAGGAACAACTGGATCGCAAGGAACGCAAGGAACTACTGGAGCACAAGGAACTATTGGTGCACAAGGTGTTCAAGGGTCTGTTGGCGCACAAGGTGTTCAAGGATCTCTTGGTGCACAAGGTGTTCAAGGAGCTACTGGCCCACAAGGATTGATTGGAACACAGGGATCTTTAGGTACACAAGGATCTGCTGGAACGGGCGTAAATATTTTAGGTACGTATGCAACTTTGGGTGCATTACAATCTGCTCACCCAACAGGAACACTTGGCGATGGATATTTAATTGGATTAAATCTTTATGTTTGGACTGGCTCCCAATGGACAGATTCTGGTCCAGTTCAAGGACCGCAAGGAACTACTGGCGTACAAGGAACTACTGGTGCACAAGGTGCAGTTGGAACACAAGGCGCATTTGGAACACAGGGTTCAGTTGGTGCACAAGGAACTGATGGAGCACAAGGAAATACTGGCGCACAAGGAACTACTGGTGCACAAGGTGCAGTTGGAACACAAGGCGCAGTTGGAACACAGGGTTCAGTTGGTGCACAAGGAACTGATGGCACACAAGGAACTACTGGAGCACAAGGAACTACTGGCGCACAAGGCACAGTTGGAACACAAGGAACTTTAGGCGCAACTGGAACAATACAGACTAACTCGGCGGTAGTTGGATTAATTGAAACAGCGAATGTAGTTGCAGCAGCAACATCATCTACCATAAATATGGATGTCACAACTTCAAGCGTTTGGTATTATACAACAGGTTCAACAAGTGCATTTACTTTAAATGTTAGGGGAAGCTCAGGAACAACTCTTAATTCATTATTATCTACTGGACAATCAATTACCGTTGCATTTTTAAATACAACTGGAGCCTCAACAGCATCTTATCCATCAACATTTCAAATTGATGGGTCTACTCAAGGTAGCATAAAGTGGTTAAATGGAACGGCACCAACAGTTGGCAATGCCTCATCAATAGACTCTTATATATATACAATACTTAAAACAGCATCTGCAACATATACTGTATTCGGATCACAAACTAAATACGCATAGGGGGCGGAAGATAAATGCCATTATTCCAATCGCTAGCTAGTTTATCTGCAAGAGGCTTAGTAAAGGTGGGAGCAAGTAAACCATTAGCTCCATCAATTACTTCTGTATCAACAATAAATTCTACTTCAATAACATTAAACTACACACTTGGAAATGCTAATGGGTCTCCAATTACAACAATTGCAATTACATCATCTCCTTCAATAGCTCTTACTTATACAAATACAGATCTAGATGGATCTCTAACAGTTTCTGGTACATTTGCAGCAAACCAGGCATATACATTTACAATGACTTCAACAAATGCATTTGGCACAAGTGATTCAAGCTCTTCATCAAGCTCATTAACCCCGCTTCTTGCAGCCACAGTAACTGGTGGAACACTATCTTCAGACGCAACACATTATTATAGAACATTTACAAGCAGTAGCAACTTTGTTGTTTCGTCTGTTGCTGTAGATATTGAATATTTAGTTATAGCAGCTGGAGGTAGTGGTGGTTCAGGATTTGGTGGAGGAGGTGGCGCTGGAGGTGTAGCAACAGGCTCACAGTCTGCAGTTCTTGGAACATTAGTGGTTACTGTTGGAACTGGCGCACTTTCTTCTAATGATCAAGGACTAAACGGTGGAGCATCATCCCTCGGTAATAATGTTAGTACAACTGGTGGAGGTGGAGGAGGAAGTCCAACAACAACACCAACTGAAGCAGGAAAAGCAGGTGGATCAGGCGGAGGCGGCGGTAGTAGCGGTTTTGTTGGATACAATAATGGTGGAACAGGAATTACTGGTCAAGGAAAAGCTGGAGGAAGAGGTTATAGAGCAAGTACACCAGTTAATGGAGGTATTGGATCTGGAGGCGGAGGCGGATACTCTAACGTAGGCCAGGACGGACCAGCTGGAGGATTCCTTGGTTGGGGAGGAAATGGAATATCTTCATACTCTGCTTGGGCAACAGCAACATCTACTGGCGTAGACGGATGGTATGCTGGCGGAGGATCAGGTTCTGGAGGATATATGTCAGGGATTACATATAATGCCTCAGGAGGTTATGGGGGCGGAGGAAATACTACCTACAACGCTGGATTTTCTAATGGTGGAGCAAATGGCACTGGTTCTGGAGGAGCAGGTGTAGCATTTTATGGAAACCCTTCTGGTGCAGGCGGTAACGGTATAGTAATTGTTAGATATCTTAAATCTGCGGTAGGTGGATAATGTCATATAAATCTATAGTTCTTTCTGACTATCCTATTGGATATTATCCATTAGATGATATAACAACAGTTGATGTTGCAAACTATACAGCTCTTGAAAGTTCATATGCCACATATCAAGCAATTTTAGATGATACCCTTATAACTTCTTATGCAAGTATTTATGGAGACATTGCATATGATCACTCTGGATGTGAAAATGATGCAGTATATGGCGGGGATCCAATAACTGAAATTCTTCCAATAACAATTGGTAATTCAAGAGCAACAAAGATAGGTAATGCAAACTCTATACAGTATTCATTTTTAAAAGATTATACAGCTTCTGCAACTTCCAGCCAATTTGCAACAATATACTCTTCAGATAATGATTTTACCCTTGAAGCCTGGATACATCCAGTTTTTACTACAAATGGATTAACAAGCATTCTAGCAGATGCAGATGAGGCTATTGGGATATTTTATGATAATGAAAATATTGTTTTTAAAGTACAGGCCGAATATGTAGAACATACTCTACCTTATACAGATAAGGTTATTCATATTGTGGGCATATATAGCCCCACACTGCTATCTCTTTACATAGATGGGGTTTTAGTAAATACATCTACAATTTCTAATTTTCAATTTAGCAACACTTCCCTTGAATTATCAAGTGGCCCAACAACAGATGCAGGAGACTCCTTCTTAATAAACAGCGTTGCTGTATACAGATATAGCCTATCTCAATCTCAGATTCAAAATCATTATAATCAAAATATAGGCCCTGCCCCAATTCAAATTGTAGATCCAGACAACGGTGAGCTATTTGAGTTATATGACGAAAATATCTCAACACAATTTATTTATTCATACCCTGGAAACAAATCATGGGATTACTTCATTACTGATGATTTATATTATAGTGATGCAGAACAATCCCTGTCTATTAAAAAATCAACTGGTTCTAAAACAGTTGTGCTTACAGATTATATTTCTTTACCCTATGCCGCCGTTTTAGATTCTTCAAAGATTGAGTGGGACGGAACAAGTGGAATAACAGTAGAAGTTTCAGTAGATGGTACAACATATCAAGCATGTCAAAATGGACAAAAGATTCCACAATTTACAATTGCAAGCTTTAATGGCAACAAGCAAATCTATTTAAAGATAACTTTGGCAACAACAGATAGCAGCAAATATTTGCCTAAGATATCTACCCTTCAAATTAAATTCTATAATAATCAAATTGCATATGCTTCAAATAGCTCTAGCTATATTTCTACATTAGAGGGACTTGCTGGAGTCTCAGTATATGATATAACAATTGGAAATAACAAGCATCCAATTCTTTCAAGAAATGCCAGAAACGGAATAAGAACAATTCAAAGCTCTGGATTTTATATCAATACAACCTCCTCAGTTAGCACATTAGAATTTTTCTATACCCCATATGCATTGACAGTCAGCGGGCTAATATCAACAGCATCTAGTGGATCATATGCTGCCTCAAATTATTCATGGAGCAACGTGGGAACTATAAGCAAAACCAACATATCTGCAATATATGTAAACAACGTAAATAAGTCGGCAGAAACAGATGTTGCAAATATATTTAAATTGGGACAAATGCACCACGTTGTAATTGTTTTTACTGCTGCAGTTAGCGGGCAAATAAAAATTGCACATTCTTCATCTGGCTCAGTTCCTGCCTTATTTCAAAATTTAGCTCTATATCCAAGCCAATTTACATTGTCAAAAGCATCTGAGCACCATGACCTGTATGTATATGGATCGACTTCTACGGTAGCGGATGATAATTCTCCGTCCATAACCGTGACAGAAAACTCTGTAGACTACTATGATAATGACTGGGTTGTAATCCAAAACACATAATTTTGTCATTTAGCCTGACAAAAAGCTGGACTTTGATACCAAAGAATGGTAAAATAAAATACTATGGAGATTAAAAAGGTCAATCAGACAGTAATTGAGGAAACCACGCTTGGAATCTATGTGTGGGAAATGCCAGACGGAAGATGGATTGGCGACGATGAGGGTAATTACTTATCAATAGCATCTCATAAAGGAAATAAGGCAAACATGGCGGCATTGGCATCAGAGGTGTCATCCTTTGGAATTGATGTTGGTCAGCCTAAATTTTTATCCAATAGACGTAAGATTGATGATGAACAGTTTGAGTATCAAAAGGCAAGGCTTGATCAAGGATTAATTCCTGACCCATTTGATATTGGAAATTACAAAGATGAGCTAGCGGCTTATAATAAAAAGAATCCAACAATAGGTGGACCAGGGAGATAGTCATGGAGTTTATTGAAGATAACGATTTAGAGTCAACAGATAGAATTCAAATTTCTTCTGCCTCTGATTTATTTCAATTAAAGAAAGAAAAAGATCATTCAGATCCCTTTATGATTGAAGAGGATGACTTAAGAAAAATATCTGGACTAAGCTCCACTTTCCGCCGTAAGATGGGAAGAGAGTTCTCTAAAGCGTTTGCAGGCAGAGAAGGAACTGGAACTCAGCAAAACTTATTACAGCAGGCGGTTACTGGCTATGCAATGTTTGACCTTGTGGAGCCACCATATAACCAAGAGTACCTTTCAAGAATTTATGAAATCTCAACTTATAACTACGCAGCAATTAATGCGAAGGTAGCAAACATTGTTGGACTAGGTTATGATTTTTCTGAGACAAGAAAAACTAACGACGCATTCGATTCTATTACAGACGACAAGCAATTAGAAAGAGCCCGCAGAAAGCTTAATAAATTAAAGCAAGACTTACAGCTGTGGCTTGATTCAACAAACGATGAAGATACTTTTACACAAACACTTATTAAGGTTTACACAGACTTAGAAGCAACTGGCAACGGCTACCTTGAAATCAGCAGAACAACTTCAGGCAACATAGGATACATTGGACACATCCCAGCAAAGACAATGAGAGTACGTAGATTAAGAGACGGCTTTATTCAATTGCTTTACGGCAAGGCTGTTTACTTTAGAAACTTCGGAGACGTAGATACCGAGAGCCCAATCGCAGGCGGAGAAGACAGACCAAACGAAGTTATTCATTTAAAGAAATATACTCCAACAAATAACTATTATGGAATACCAGACATTATTGCAGCACAGAACGCATTGGCTGGAAATGAATTTGCTGGTAAATATAACCTAGACTACTTTGAAAATAAGGCGGTCCCAAGATATATTATTACAGTAAAGGGGGCAAAGCTATCCCCAGAATCAGAAAGAAAATTGCTTGAATTTTTCCAGGTAGGCTTAAGAGGAAAAAATCACAGATCTTTATATATTCCTCTTCCAGCAGATAGCCCAGACTCAAAGGTTGAATTTAAGATGGAGCCAATTGAGGCTGGCACACAAGAATCTTCATTTAATCTTTATCGCAAAGCAAATAGAGATGAAATTCTTTTGGCTCACCGTGTACCAATTAATAAAATTGGAACCCCAGAGGGTGTAAATTTAGCGGTGGCAAGAGATGCTGATAAGACATTTAAAGAGCAAGTTTGTCGTCCAGCACAAATGACATTAGAGAAGAAATTAAATAAAATTATTGAAGAAAAGACAGATGCTCTTTCTCTTAAATTCAATGAATTAACTCTTACAGATGAGGATACTCAATCTAAGATTGATGAAAGATATTTAAGAATGCAGGTAATTACTCCAAATGAAGTCCGTATTAGAAAGGGCATGATTCCTTTGGACGGCGGAGATGATATGGTTGAATTAAAGCCACAACAGCAGGCTGAAATTAGAGCACAGGCTAATAATACTCGTGTCAGAGATCAACAAAGACAGGGTAATTCACCAGACATTTCAGGTGAAGGAAGAAATGCTCAGGGCGACGGAAGACAGGTTGAATAACTTTACTCAACCACTATTTGCCTTTTTATCTACAAATAGATAAAATTAAGCATATGAACATTGAAAAATCTAACTGGTCTTCAAATGGAAATAACCTCCATCTATCAGTCCCCTTCACAAAAGTAAATCGTGAGAAGAGAACTGTTTCAGGTTTTGCAACACTAGACAATATTGATCAAACTGGCGATGTAGTTACAGCAGAGGCCAGCATGAAAGCATTTGAAAGATTCCGTGGAAATCTAAGAGAAATGCATCAGCCACTTGCAGTTGGCAAGGTTGTATCATTTAAGCCAGAAACTTTCTATGACCCAATTTCAAAAGCTTTCTATAACGGTGTTTATGTTACATCTTATATTTCAAAAGGCGCACAAGACACATGGGAAAAGGTTTTAGATGGCACCCTAGCAGGATTTTCAATCGGCGGAAAAATTTTAGAATCAGACAACGAAGTTAACAAGTCAAATGGTGAGACAGTTCGTTTCATTAAAGACTATGAACTAGTTGAACTTTCAATTGTAGATTCACCAGCAAATGAACTGTGCAACATCTTATCAATTGAGAAGATGAACGGACAGATGATATTTAAAGGTATGGCGGCAGATGTAGTTACAGAAAATATTTTCTATTGCGAAGAAAGTAACTCTGTTTTTGTATCAACAGACAAGACATTAGATTCACCAATTTCTGGTAAGCCAGCAACTTTAATCGGTTGGGTAGAATCATCAGATGTAAACAAGTCAAAAGAGATAGATAGAATTCTTGATTTATACAAGTCAAGATCCACGTTGCCTGAAACACAAACAATTGCAAAACAGGCAAACGCAGAAGGAGGTAATGAAGTGTCAGAAAATACAGAAAACACTACAGTTGAAGAGACTGTTGTTGAAGAAGCACCTGTTGTTGAAGAAACACCAGCTGCTGAAGAAGCTCCTGCAGAAGATGCAGTAGCAGACGCTTCTGCTGAAACTCTGGAAAAAGCAGCCGACGTATCAGAAGTTGAGGTTGATGAACCTGATTTTGCAAAGATGTTGGGCGATCTTAAAGGCTTTTTCTCAGAAACTCTAAGCAAGGCTACAGATGCAAATGCAGCGCAGGTTAAGACTGTTACAGAAACAGTTGAAACTTTCAGCAAGAGCATTGATGGCCGAATCACAGAGCTAGCAGAACAACACGCAGTCCTTTCAAAGGCTGTTGAAGATATCAGAAACACGATTGATGGCGTACAAAAGCGTGTCGATGCAGTAGAAGGTGAGACTGCAATTAAGAAGTCCTCAGACCTTGGCGGGTCTCAGGAAGTAAGTACAATAAAGAAATCAAAATGGAACGGTTCTTTCCTCGGTTCCGTAAACGAATTAATTAGATAAACAAAGGTAGGTGAAAATATATGAGCAATGAATTATTAGAAAAGTCAGTAGCTGCTAACACAGCAGTTACAGGTAATATGACAGGTGCTGCAGTAGCTACTACTGGAGTACACATTGGCTCTGAGGGTGAAGGTGGACTCCTTAACCCAGAGCAATCAGCTCGCTTCCTTGACTATATGTTCGATGCAACCGTAATTGGTAAAGTCGCCCGTACAGTAAGAATGAGAGCAGATACAACAGAGATTGATCGTATGTCAGTAGGAGAGAAGCTTATGGTTCTAGCAACCGAAGCTGATCAAACTGGTGGCAACTCAGCGGTCTCATTCTCAAAGATTTCTTTGACAACAAAGAAGCTTCGCTTGGATTGGGAACTTTCAACAGAGTCTCTAGAAGACAACATTGAAGGTCCAGATCTAGAAGATCATATTGCCAGAATGATGGCAACACAGGCAGGAAACGACATTGAAGATGTTATCCTAAACGGTAACACATCACTATCATCAGATAACCTATACAAGGCATTTGATGGTGTTGTAAAGAAGGCTAAGTCATACGGTCACGTTGTAGATCACGGTGGAGCAGCAATTTCTCGTGCAGCATTTAACTCTGCACTAAAGGATCTTCCACGTAAGTACAAGCAGCGTCGTGCAGACCTTCGCTTCCTAGTTGGATCAAACTTGATCCAGGACTTCCTATATGCAAACAGCATTGGTACTAACCAGACAATTCCACAGGATATTGCTTCAAGCATCATCCGTGGTGATGTACAGCCAGTCTCAGGACCAGCAGGTTACGTAGCACCTTATGCATTTGGTATTCCAATTGTTGAAGTTCCACTTCTAAACGAAGCACAGGACGGCGACTATTCAGGAGAGACAGGAAACCACGGAGATATCCACTTAACATTCCCTAACAACGTAGTTGTTGGAATTAAGCGTGATGTAACTGTTTACCGTTTCTTCTGGCCACGTAAGGACTCAATTGAGTACACAATGTATACTCGTGTTGGCGTCCAGATCGAACAAGCAGATGCTTGGGTCGTAGTGAAGAACGTAAAAGTAGCTTCATAATTTAGGATTAAATCCGCAAGAGAGGCCCCCAATTAATTTTGGGGGCTTCTCATTTTAATTTACTAATGCTATAATTAATTGACCTAGAAAAAGGAGAATATAAGATGTCATTCGACACCCTAAAGGTAGCAGAACTAAAAAAAATTGCAGAGGACTTTGCAGTTGAAACAACCAGCTTAAAGAACAAGAACGATATTATTGCAGCCCTAGCAGAAGAAGGCGTAACATGGGCAGTGTACGAACAAACAATTAAAAATATTGAGGAAGAGGCGGAAGAAATTGAAGTCCTTCCTAGATTTGATAAGAACCAGAAAATCACAGACGATATGGTTCTTGTTAGAATGACTAGAGAAAACTTCCGTTATGATATTATGGGAAAAACATTCACCAAAGCGCACCCATTTGTAGCAATGTCTTCAGACGTAGCACAAGCGATCTTTGATAAAGAGGAGGGTTTTAGACCAGCTACACCAAAGGAAGCACAAGACTTCTATAGCTAATTTAAAACGTAAATAATGTCAGAGATATATATTGATCAAACTTCACCAATTAAGACAAAAATCTTTTATGACGGAGAAATTATCGATGCAGATGGAAGCGTAGTAGCGACTGTATATGATATTACCTCAGACGTCAAGATTAGTCCCACTGTTCTTCCAACGACAGTTCAAACAACAATAACTGCAACAAAGTTAGACTCAGATGCTGGAACATATCAAATTGTTCTGCCAGTCTCATTTTGCCGCAGAAATAGAAAGTTTAAGATTGTTTGGTCATATACAGTTTCTGCAACCGCTGGATCTCATACTACATATACAGAGGTTGTTACTCCATATGCAAATCTATCTGAAGTTATTGAAGATTTAAATATCGGCTCAGATGTTAGTGATCCAAATTATAAGACATACAATGAGTTACAGATGGCGGAGAAATACGCTAGAAAACTTATTGAAGAATATTGCAATCAGTCATTTTATCTTTATGATGATCAAGAAGTTGCATATGGTCATGGCTCAGACACATTGCCTCTTCCATATAGAATATATGAGATACATAAACTATACGAAAACGATGTTCTTATAGTAGACAATATTGCTAATGTTAATGATTGGATTTATGACCCAATTATATCTGAATCTAATTTTGGTATTAGGGTAGATAGACAAGACTTATTAGATAATATTACATATACTTCTAACGGATTAATTCCTCCTTCTATTAATGACAGAGGTTTTTCTGGAGCATTTAAAAAAGATTTTAGATATAGAATTTCTGGAAGATTTGGTTGGCCATCCGTGCCAGACAATGTTGAAGAAGCATGCCGTATTTTAATGCAGCAATACTTTGATAAAGATACTGCATGGAAAAATAAGTATGTTAAGAGTATAAGTACTTTTGACTGGAAATTTGACTACATGCCAGAAGCACACACTGGAACTGGCAATCTATATGCAGACCAGCTTCTTAACTCATATAGAATTAACGGAATGGCAACATTCTAAAATGGATCTTATAACATCAGTATTACCAATGCTGCTGGACGTTTATATACAAGCAGATACACAGGACCCAGATACTGGCGCTATGATAAAAGAGTTTCAATATAGAACTACATTAAACTGTAGCGCTAAAGGAATAATTAGCAACTCTGCAACTTCAAGAGGCGGAGACAGACAAGTTATGACTAATAAGTATACTAATGAACAAATGATACAGATTAGAACTGTAGAGAAGTTAAACATTAGACATAAGATTACAGCGATTAGAGATAAAAACAATAACTATATTTGGAAAGAATTAAATCACCCAACAGAGTCTCCAACCGTATTTGAGGTAATTGGCGTAACTCCAATACTTGATCCATTCGGAACAATTCTTGCATATAGCACTACAGCTAAAAGATCGGAGAATCAGGTAATTGGAGTCTAGTACAGCATTAGTATCTGTAGCCAGTGGATTAGAATCATTAATGACTGGATTAAATACATCTATACTAAAAGACTCAACGGTTGCCCAAATTTCTGCTACTGTATATTATCAGGCTCATGTTATGGCAAAGCTTACTTCTAATAAAAACTTTCAAAGTAAATTTAATACAATGATATTTAGACAGATTAACGAAGACTTTGGTGCATATATAGATGCCAAGGCAAGAACTGCACCAATAGCATTTCACCATGTCTATGAATGGAAAAAGACTGGAAACTCAGAAGCAAGACTATTTGAAATAAACAAGTTATCACAAGATGGATTGTCATTTAGACTAGGATATAATTTTAAATTATCTAAATCATTAGTTCCAACAGGCAAGGGAAAACACAGACATGTATTTGCAAATAAAGCGGCAGTCATGGAATCTGGTATACCCGTAATAATCCGCCCAAGGTCCGCAGAGCGACTTGTTTTTGAGGTTGATGGTTCTACCGTATTTATGCCCAAAGGGGCTGCAGTGACCGTTACAAAGCCTGGAGGTACCAGAGTAAAAGACACCTTCAAGATAGCATACAAACAATTCTTTACAGGCAATTTAGTTAACCTATCAATTAAGAAATCGGGATTTCAAAAGATGTTTAATAGTTCAATTAGTAAAGCACTAAGTATTCCCATCGACATTAAAAGAGTTAAATATTCATTCTCTGCTAATACTGTCAGATCACAGGCAAACTTTGCTTTAACTTCAGCATTTGGAGGTGCATAATGGTTAATTATAAATTAGACGCAATGCTGGAATTACGTAAGTATATTTGGAAGCGGTTAAAGGATACAGATATATTTAATGAGGATGATTACTATAGTGAGAATATAGGAGATATTACAGTTCCTATTATTCCCGTCCAACAGGTGGCGGAATTAAATCAATTCTTGAGCGGAAAGAAGCACATAGTCTACGATAAGATAGGAATGTCCTATGAAGACCTATGGGCTATATGCTGTGAGCAAATCCTATTTACGATCTATTCAACAGATGTTTCTGAGATAAATGAGATTAGAAACTTTATGACAGATGAATTTAGAAGAGTAGATGAGTCGGCCAAAGATGTAAACAATTGGGTAGACCTATCAAATAAATTCAAATTCTACAGCATCTTTATAGCCGATATATCCCCAACAGAGCCATCTCAAGAAATGGAAGGCTTTCTATCAGCAGATATTGTTTTAGAAATTAAATATTCAAGAGCAGCTGGGTCAAATGGAAGGTTCATTTAGTTTGCCTTTTTACTCAAAAAGCCCTATTATTGGACTAAGAGGAAAGACAGCCTAGCCAGCTTTGATAGATTTATTTATGATTTTGAAATAACAGGAGGTAAAAAATATGGCAATTTCAGCGCCAAATAACGCAAAGAATATTATAGTCGGTGCATCACCACTATTCCTTAGTCTTGCTACAACAGGAGATTCTTCTTTAGACCCAACAGCGGGTTCAAATAAAGAATCATTCTCTTCATCAGCATCTTATACAACAACACTAGATGCAGCAACAACTAAGTGGAAGAATGTCGGATTCACAAACAACGGTCTTCAGATTACATACAACCCAACTTATGGAAATGTAACAGTAGATCAGCTTCTTGATAGCGCAAAGCTATTCAAAGAGTCAATGGAAGTTATGATTGCAACAGAAATGGCAGAAGGCGTTCTTGAGAACGTACTTGCAGTTTTTGGACAGCCAGGAACACTTTCAGGTGGATCAGTAACAACAGTTACAGCAGATCAGTCACTAACATCTGCAGATCCAACATCTTCAACACCTAAGCAATTAGGTCTTGCAGCAGGAGCACTTCTTTCAGCACCAGTAGAGCGTCAGCTCGTTGCTGTTGGACCAGCTCCAGATTACGCAGTGTCAGGAAGCCTAAAGAATGAGCGTGTATATTATGCACGTCGTGTTCTTTCAGTACAACAGTCACAGTTCTCGTTGGCACGTAACACTCCAACAACATTCCCAGTAACATTCCGTCTACTCCCAGAGTCAGCATATGCTGGTTCAGAGTACGGAAAGATTATTGACCGAGTTTACTCATAATATCTAAATTTATTTAGATTAGCGGAAACCCCCATTAATTTGGGGGTTTTCTGCTTGTATTAGTAAGCGTGTTTTGTTATAATAATTAAGACAATCCTAGGAGGATAAATTGGCTACTAAGATCTACGACGTAGAAGAAATTGAATTACAAAATGGGGCTAAGGTAAAATTAAAGCCCCTCACAATTAAAGAGTTAAGAAAATTTATGACTGCAATTAGCAAGACCGCAGATACAAAATCAGAAGATGAAACACTAGATATCCTTATTGACGCATGTGCAGTTGCACTAGAAAAGCAGTTACCAGAATTGGTAGCAGATAGAGATGCATTAGAAGATGCATTAGACGTTCCCACAATCAATCGCATCCTTGAAGTATGCGGTGGGATTAAGATGGACGACCCAAACCTTCTAGCGGCAGCGGTTCTGGCTGGTCAGAACTAGATTTAGCCGCTTTAGAGGGTGAAGTTTTTCTTTTAGGACACTGGAAGAATTACGAAGAACTAGAAGACAGTCTTTCAATGCCAGAACTGATTCAAACTTTGAAATCAATGCAAAAGACTGAGTCAGAAAAAAGAAGATTCTTAGCGTCAATCCAAGGCATAGACTTAGGAAAAGACGGTGAGGAACAAGAAGGTCCTTCCTTTGAAGATGTACAAAGACGGGCACTTGGTATAAATACTAGTGGTGATGATATAGTTTCACTACAAGGTCAATTAGCATCAAGTGCAGGATTTGGAATTGGAGCAGGATTAGGATACGAAAAGGGGTAGCATATATAAATGGCTGATGAAAACATAGTCACGAATATAGTCGCTAATGCTGACTTTTCAGATCTAATTGCAAATGTCAATAAGGTTACTACTAATCTTGCCCAATTAAAACAAACTCTTACAACAACTGATAAAGCGCTTGCATTGCAAGCAGCAAAGATTCAACAGAATTTTGCTTCAACATTAAGAAGCACAGGGCAGTTCTCCACACACTTTGTAAGCCTGTCTTCCGATGTAGATAAGTTTGGAAAGAATTTAGATTCTGGAAAACTTAAGTTAAAAGACTATTATGGCACATGGCAAAATCATTCAAAAACTGCAGGCGGTTTAATTAGAGATTTAGCAAAACAACAAGTTCAATTACAAAATTCTATTCTTCAACCATTAGGCAGAAATGCTGAAGGGTTAATGCAATTTAACGTACAGGTCCCAAGAGGACTGGACGTAACAAAGAATAAGGCTGCACTGCTTAAGCAAGAAATGCAGATCATGAATAAGGTAATTCAAGATGGCGGAGTGCAATTAATTAACTGGGGTAAGAATACTCAGTGGGCAGGACGTCAGTTAACCGTCGGACTTACTGTTCCAATCGCAGCATTTGGCAAAGCAGCAGCAGATGCATTTAGAGTCGCAGACGAACAACTAGTTAGACTTACTAAAGTTTATGGTGGGGTTGCACAAACTTCTGCTGTAGAGCTAGGAAAAATTAGAAAAGAAGTTGCAGCAACAGCAAAAGATTTAGCACAACAATACGGTGCATCTTATACCGAGACTATAGCTTTAGCAGCGGATATTGCGGCAACTGGAAAACAAGGAGAAGATCTTCTTAACTCAACTAGAGAAACAACAAGGCTAGCAGTCCTTGGAGAAGTTGATCGTCAAGAAGCAATGAAGGCTACGCTTGCAATTCAAACAGCATTTAATCAAAATACACAACAGCTTTCTGAGTCGATTAACTTCCTCAACGCAGTTGAAAACCAAACCTCAACTAGCCTTGCAGATTTAGTTGAAGCAATTCCAAAAGCTGGACCAGTTGTAAAGTCTTTAGGCGGAAGTGTACAAGACCTAGCTCTTTATTTAACTGCTATGAAAGAAGGCGGAATCAATGCATCAGAAGGCGCAAATGCAATCAAGTCATCCTTAGCTTCTCTTATTAACCCAACTAAAGTTGCAAAGGAAATGTTTGCAGGATTTGGAATAGATTTAGGTGGAATCGTAACAAGCAATGCTGGAAATTTAACAGCAACAATATTAGAATTACAAAAGGCACTAGACACACTTGACCCATTAACTAAATCAAAAGCAATTGAACAACTATTTGGAAAGTTTCAGTTTGCTAGATTGTCAGCCTTATTTGATAACCTAGGAAAACAAGGAAGCCAAACACTAGAAGTTTTAGATTTAATGAATGCTAGTGCATCAGATTTAGCAAATGTAGCTGGACGAGAATTAGCACAAATTACAGAATCGGCTTCTGGTAAATACCGTAGAGCATTAGAAGGACTAAAGGCAGATCTTGCAGGAGTTGGAGATGCGTTCCTTAATATTCAAACATTCTTTATTAACTTAATTGACAAGGTAATTGAATTTAATAATAAACTTCCCGACCCAATTAAAAAGATTTTAACATTAGTAGGTGGGCTAACAGCACTAGCAGGTCCTGCAATTATGTTAACTGGTGTTCTTGCTAACTTCTTTGGATATATTATCAAGGGAGTTGCACATTTTAAGGCATTGTTTAAAGGCGGAGAAGGCTGGAAGTTATTAACTCCTGAAATTTTAGCAGCTCAAAAAGCTGGAAATCTTATGGAAACAACATTCTATAGCGATGCAAAAGCAGCAAACATTTTGGGACAAGCGCTAGCCAATTTAAATTTAGAACTAGATGAGCTAACTAGAAAAGCAAGTTCTGGAACAATATCAGCAACACCAGTAATATCAACAATTGCGGGAAATACTTTAATGGGTGGTGCAAGAGAAGTTGTTCCAAGCCATCCACTTGTAAGCGATAGAGATACTAGATCTTTTTCTCATCCAAATCCAGTAAGCCAGATGACACCAGAACAAAAAGCTGCACAAACAATATTTGGCATTGTTCCAGGAGCACCATTAGTTAATCAAAAAATAAGCAATAACCCACAAATGTATATGTCTGGCGATCTACCAAAGATAGAAGGAGTCAGCTCAATACGTGGAGTTTCAACAGGAATTGTTGCAGAAGAAGCTGCTAAATTCCATTCAATGACTGGCGCACTAGCAATGCAGTCACAACAAGAAATAGCAATACTTAAAAAAGAAATAGCGGCTACTGGATTAATTACCACCTCATTGTCAGATTCATATCAAGCACTTCTTCCAGAGATGTCAAGAATAACTAGTTTAGCGGCAACAGAGTCAGCGCAGATAGTTGCAGAGCTTCAAGCGTCTAAAATAACTGTTGATCAGGCAAGAACAAAAATTATTGCATTAAACCAACAGATTGAAGCAATGATGGGGCAGGCAGCAACAGGAGTTGCTACTGCACAAGGAAGAACAATCAATTTAACTCAACTTCCAATTGTAAATCAACCAGCGTTTGATCCAGTAACTGGAAAAGCTAATATGAAAGAGTTAACAAGACCAAGAAATAGAACTCTTATAAATAAGATTGCGGGAGCCCTAGGAGTTAAAACTTACGGTGCACCATACTCAATAGAAACAACAAGACCAAAAAGATTTAACATGGGTGGAAAGGTATTCTATAATAATGGAGATCAGGTTCCAGGATCTGGAAATACTGATACCGTTCCAGCAATGCTTACTCCAGGTGAGTTTGTAATCAGAAAGGGTGTTGCACAGCAAGATCCTGATGGAATGAGAGCCCTTAATGATGGACAGGCTATGATTGTTCCAGTTCAAGGTAGACAGCTAGGCGGAGTAATTGCAAGCATAAGAAATAAAATGATTGCAGTAGGTGCCTCTAGAGGCGTTACAATGAGCAGCAAGGGGCATCAAAGAACAAGTGGATTTAATGCATTTTCAACACCTGGGGCAAGACCAGGTGGATTCGGATATTCTGATTTTTCTTCTCCTAGGTTTTTTAAATCTAAGGCTGGCAGAGAAGTTTCTAGATTATACGGGGCAAGGCCATTAAAGAGAGTTCGTGGCGCAGACGGCAAAATTGATAAAAGACAGTCAGAAGTAAATATTCATGCAGTAAGTGAAGAGTTTTTAGATACATACGGTTTACCAAAAGGAACAGCTTCTACACCAGATTTAAAAGGCTCAGAATTAATTGCTTTAGGAGCAACTGGCAAAATAGACCCAGATAAAGTATACAGAGTTCTTCCAGCAATGTCAGTTAAAGGATCTCAACATTTTAACGAAAAGCTAAATGACAAAACTGCAACTGCTGCAGATTGGGTAAAAATTGGTCCAGGAAACTTAACCGACCTTGCAATGCACCTTCATCACGAGCTTGGGCTGCCTCCAGCTGTTGTAAATAATATATTATCAGGAGCAGCAAATAGAATAAACTATAAAGTATTGTCAAACCGTGGTTTAATTGACGAACAAGATTTTGCAAAAATAGTATTTGATTCAGCAGAAGAATCAATTGCATCTAACTTTAAAGCTTCAACAAACAACTGGGTTGGAATGAATTCTGGGGGAATTGTACCAATGATGGGCGGAGCAGTTACATCACAAGGCGGAAGAAGTATTCCAGCTCCAGTTCAAAATGGAAAATATAATATGGGCGGAATGGTTCCAGGTATGCAATACTTTGGAAGTAATATGCGTGGAAGAATTGTAAAGCCATTATCTTCATCAATAATTAATAAACTAACTTCTAAGTGGAAGCCAAAGAAACAATTCTATCCACAAGGAATGCAATATACATTAGGAAACCAAGATCCATTACATGGACCATTACAAATTGGTAGAGCAATGCATGTTGGATCAAAATCACATCACGATCCCTTTGAGAAGGACCCATTTGCAAGAACTATAGAAATTGCTTATAACGATCCACAATTTGCACGTATGGCGCATGTTCCAGGATTCCCAGTTGGAACATTAGAAGATCGTGGTAAATACATACTTCGTCAATATATGGAAGGCAACTATGGAATATTAAATACTCCAGGTGCTACAGAAGCAATAAAAACTTTATCAAAGAAATTTAGTGGAAATCTTTATAGAGGAATTCGTTTAAGCAATAATAGATCAAACCCACTGCCACAAAATATTTTAGATGCTCTTACACAAGCAAGAGCAACTGGAGATTATTCAGGTTTAATTGGAAAAGAATTTATTATGCGTCGCTCTTCATGGAGTTCAGACAGAGGCGTTGCCTCAATGTTTGCTCCAGGATTTAGAGCAGACACTGAAGGTAAATCAATTTTATTAGAAGCTTTAGTAAAAAATAGAAATGTTGTGCCATCTTCAGAAATTTTCCCACAAGCAAAATTTGCGGCACCATTTGGACAAAAGCTAACAAACAATTCAAGATCAGAAAAAGAATCTATATTTGGCGGAAAGTTTAGAATTGTTAATGCAGAAAATGGAAGACTGCAACTAGAAACAGTTGTAGATGGTGCTCGTGCAATGGGTGGTCCAGTAAATGCTGGAAGACCTTACCTTGTTGGAGAAAATGGTCCAGAGCTATTTGTTCCTAGAAACGCAGGCGGGATAATTCCAGGATATCAAGATGGCGGAGATGTTAGACCTAATAGCGGTGGATTTATCGCTGGCCTTAAGAACCCATACGGAAGAGGCTTGGCTAAAGGAATGTCTAGAGGCCCAATGGGACTACCAGCACAACTTGGAATTGGAGTGGCAGGTGGAATTGCTGGATCAATGGTTGGCGGAAATACTGGAACAGCAATTATGATGGCGTCAAACATTCTTCCAATGATGACTGCAATGAAAGGATTTTCTGGACTTCTGCCTACTATAAAAACGGTAGCAACAATTTTAGGAAGATTAACAATTCCAGGGGCTCTTATCGGAGCTTTAGCTGGAGTTATAGGATTAATTAATAAATTTAAAAAAGATGCCGAAGACGCTGGTAAAGTTAATCGTGCAATGTTTGGCGGGACAAAAGAACAACTTGCAGAAGTAGGAATTCAATATACTTCAGTAGCAGAAAGAATGAAGGCTGTCAGAGAAGAATTAGAATTAACTCAAGCTAAAAATGCATCAAACTATGCATCAATGACATCTTCTGGAATACCAGGATTAAATTTAACAATTACTCAGCTAAAAGAAGGCATAAAAGATGCAAAGATTAATGCAAAAGATACTGTAGATTTGTTTAACAACATAGACTCTGCAAGAGTAAATGATTTAGCAATTGCAATGAAGGCACAATACGTCTCACTTGGAATGAGTGTCCAAGAAGCAACAAATAAGATATACACTCTTGTGAGCGCATCAAATAAATCTTCACAGGCTCTGGCATCAATAACTACTACAGGGTTTAAAGAAATTGAAGATAGATCATCTGCGGCTATGACATCTGTAAAATTGCTTGGCAAAGTAGTTTCTGACAAATCATTATTTAATGTAGAAGAATTTGCAAATGGACTAGATGCTGTACTAAATAATTTAGACTCATACATGAACTCCCTTATTGGAACTAAAATTGATGGTAAAAAAATTACAGAAGCAGATGCATTTAAAAAGACTATTGACGAAATTAAAAAGATTAAGTCGGCCACACAAGAAATTGATCAAGCAAATCTTCAGGAGCTAAAAAGCCAGAACCTTGTTCTTGGCTCAATGCTTAGCAATTCCGAAAGCATTCTAAGTGTTTTTGCAAAATATAAACTTTATTTATCTGGATTGTCAGATGTCTTAGATATAGGTGGACTAAGCGCAACGGATGCAATAAACGCAGTAAACGGATTTGAAGAACTACAAAGATCAGCAACAACAGTACTTGGAAGCACAAGTCTTGGAAAAGCAGCGGCAGCTGCAAAAGCGGCAGCAGAGGATGCGGCAACTGCTGCTAAGAATGCACAAAAGATAGATGGTTCTTTTTATGACGAGGCTATTAAAAATAAAGAAGAATTAATAGACAAGCTTGAAGAAGAAAGAAAAAAGAGATTAGCAATACTAGATCTTCAGGAAAGATCACAAAGTTTCGAAATATCTATAAAGCAAGCGCAAATTAAATATCAAGAAGCGTTGGCTTCTGGAAATATGTCAGAGGCGGCACAAGAGCAATTAAACATACAAAAATTACGTGGGGAAAGAGAAAAAGAATTAGCTAGAAATTCTATTAACGATAAGGCTGATGCTGATCGTAAAAAGATTGAAGACGAAATTGAAGCCCTACAAGCAAAGAAAGATGCTTTGCAAAAAGCATTAACTGTTGCTGGCAAAAGACAATCTGCAACAGCTGATAAATCAGCTGAGCTACAGGCACTACAGAATCAAGTTGCAAATATAGTTGCAAAATATGCGGGCTCTCCAGCAAAAGGTATTACTTCATTGATGGAAGTTTTACAAAAAGCAAAAGAAGCAGGGGGGCCACAAAAAGCAGCTGCAGAAGCATTAATTAAAGAATACACTGGAAGAAAAGCTTATGATGGCAGAGAGATAAGAGAAATAAGTCCTTATCAAGCCATGATGAATGAATTTTCAAGCAAGTCTGTAGCAGGAGCAGATCAAAAGTTTGCAAGTGCTGTAGATATATTCTTAGAAGCAGTTAAGTCTTTTAGGGAGGGTGTTTCAAATAACCGTTCGTCTTCTCCAAATAAATTTGGCGGAGATACCCCAAATATACAAGCAAAAACACTTAAAGAAGCTGCTAAAAAAGGACAGTTGTCTAAATCACAATTTACAGATCCAAATACTAATTCTAACTATAAATTATTTAAATATAACGGAAAAACTTATGCGGTGGACTCAGTAGGAGTTGCATATGAATTTGATTCTGTATCTAATAAAGTTGGCAAAAGAGCTAAGATGGCTATGGGCGGATATGTAAGTGGAGCAGGAAATGGAACATCTGATTCAATTCCAGCAATGCTCTCAAATGGAGAGTATGTTGTAAGTGCAAAAGCTGTCCAGGCAGCAGGAATACCTATGCTTGATAAAATTAATAAAATGGCTATGGGTGGTCCAGTTTATAATGTTCCAGCATATTCAATGGGAGGAAGAGTTAAATATAATAATGGGGGTATGGCAACTTCTTCAAACTCCCTGTATAATATTAACGTTACACTTAATGGAACAGACATGTCTGCAGATGACGTAGCAAATGCAATTGAAAGAAAGATGAGAATTCGTGAAGCAACAATTGGAAGAGGGAGAAATAACTGATGGCAGCAATAACATTACCTAAAGGCGCCCTTCTTCAAATATATGGAGTAGATGCATCGGCAAATGGCGGGGATGGAACAACAAAATGGAATACAGTAACAGATCACAATAGAGGTCAATTTACAATAAACCATAACCGAATTCAACAATCAAAAAGAATGGCAAATGGAACTTTACGCAAATTTTTTGTTGCAGATAAGGAAGCATTCAATATTTCATGGGATCTAGTACCATCATATAGAACATTAACAGTTGATGGATATTGGGGAGCTGAGGATCTAAGAACATTTTATAACAGTACTCTTGGACAAGGTACGTTTGACATACGCATTAATTATGCAAAAGATGGATCAAGCCAGGTATCTTCTGGATATGAAGCCTTTACAGTTTCATTTACAGACTGCTCATTTGATCTAGTCAAGCGTGGAATTCAAGCACACTGGAATATATCTCTTTCAATGGAAGAGGTTTAATCTTGCCTACAAATCTTGAAAATGTATTCTACAACAATACATCAGTAAGAACTGATATAGGATGCACCATTGAATATAATATGAATTCTATGATTGATGGAATTGCCGCAAGCACAACTGCAACAGATGCAAATTATATTTCTGGAGTTACTTCTGCCGCTGGAACAACTATTAGATTAAATCCATTTAAAAAGCTTTTCCCAGTTGATTCTGTAATAAAGCCATTTAGACCTTCAGGACCAGGCATTAAATATTTTATTGCCCTTCCAAGCGACACAACAGCATTTTCTGCATTTAGAACATTGCAGTATCCAAACACACAGCCTAGAGTTTATTATCCTGGAATTAGCACAACTTATAAATATTGGGTAGCTCCCAAGAATGCCGCCGCAGATTTAACAGTAACATATAAGCAGGCCTCCAACCCAGTAACTGGAAACAAAAATGCTGTAGCAAATAAAATTATAGTCAAATTTGATAAGTACAATCAACTTCCAACAACGTATACAATTACTATTACAAAGTCTGATAACTCAACACAGGTGCTTGGCCCTACAAGCACACCAGCAAGCGGTCTGGTAACCCTTTATTATGGTGGCTCATCTTGGTCAGCGACGGCACCAACAGAGCCAATTACATATGCAACACCACAAGCTATTAAATCAATTCGTGTTCAAGCAACAAATCCAGGAAGCGGCAAAGTAATAGCAATTATTGAAGTATCAGCTAGATGGATAAAGGACATATCTTCAGACATAGTTTCACTAGACATTACTAAAGAATCTTCATCTAATCCATCAGACATATTGCCAGTTGGAATAGTTACAGCAAACAACATAGATTTAAATTTGTCTAAATATAACCAAACCGCTTTACAGACACTTTCATATAATAGGCTGTCAGAGTCATTTGATACAGACAAAACGTATATGTTTAAGTATGCAGAATTAAAACCATACATTAAAGTATTTCATTCAGATGGGGCAATAACTTCTGGATCTGATAAATATGACAGAGTTGAACAAGGCATTTATTATATTGACAACTGGTCAATTTCTGAATACGGAGATGTTAGAGTAGTTGCTTTAGATGGCGCAAAGTATTTAATGGAAACATTTTGCCCAGATATATTATGCGAAGATTATCCAGTAACAGCAATTCTAAGAAGATTGCTAGACTCAATTGGATTTACTGACTACAACTTTAATTTAAAATCACCAGACACCTCTGTTCCGCTCATTAATTATTGGTGGACGGAAGACAGCCAGACAGTATGGGAAGCGATACAGATATTATGTAGAGACATACAAATGAACGCATTCTTTGACGATGAAGGCATATTACAATTTTATAGTAGAGACTATATCTATGATTCAGCAAGATCTAGCGCATGGTCATTTTATAGCGAGGCGGAAGGCTCAGCATTGCCTAATATAATTTCTTTTAGCCAGGATGAAATTGCATCTGGGAACCAGGTTAAGATTATTTGGAAGACACCATTAAAGTCTAACTATGTACAAAGCTCAGGACCTCTTTGGGAGTCACCAACAACATTTCTTTCTGCAGGTGGGTTAAAATATGCAATTGCCGCAGACACAACAGTTGCAGATTTAAATAATTTAACTAATGCAACGACGTATCCAGGATTGCAAATTGAAACAAAGACTGTTGATAACTATAGCCAGTATCAATCTATATTTAATTTTAATGGCTACTTATTAATTGACTCAGAAATATTTGAGTTTGATGCATTACAATATCAATACGTTGCAAAAGAAGATTCTAGTGCAACCCCTACATGGATTCCTGTGTGGATAGAGTCACAATCAGATGTAAGCAAATATAGATACTTGTCAAAACCAGGATTTCAAGATCCCACAAGACCAGAAAGCGCATACTTTAAACCAACAAATAGAGTTCGTGTAAAATCAAGGGCGTCGCTTGGAACGACAGCAGCTTTTCATAGTGCTACAGCAGCAGATTCTTTAAATCAATGGACTGGCAGAACAATAACCTGGACAACAGGAGGATCTAAATAATGTCATTAGACTCAGAGTATCAATATAAAGACACCTCGGTTTTTCCAGCTGGATCCACCGCTACTTTAACAATGTCAGATTTAGTTGTAAATCAAACAAGTACAACAGCAGTAGAGATATCATTTTCAAAACTTAAGGCAAGCGTACAGCCAACCAGCATTGAAATAACCACACAAAGGCTACTGACAGATGGTACAAACGACGGATCGGCAGTAGTATCAACAGCAACAATTACAAATAATTCTGACCAGCTAGTATTTGCAGTAGGAAGCTTAACATCAGAAAGAAGATATAAGTTTACAATACAAGCAAAAACAAGCGTTGCATACGGCAACTTATTATCTACACAAATTGAATTAGCCTCAAGTAGTTTTAACGGCAAAGTAATAGGCTCTCCGCTAGACCCAAAGAATATAGGTAAAGGAAAATCATATTTAACCATATCAAACAATACAAAACTTAAGGATGAATTTGCTGTTTCAAGCAGAGAGTTTCCTGCAATAACAATTCCATCACAAACTACAGCAATATTAACTGGAACCTATTCAGTAGACCAGGCCATGAAAAATAACACCGAGTCTTATTTTTCATTTGGAACCACAGTATTTATGGAATCAATTAAAGATTCAACCCCAGGTGCAGGTCTTGGCTTCTTTGTAAATACAGAAGCAACTTCTGGATACTTTGTTGTTGTTGAATCAACTAGCCTATCTTCCTCTCAAGATAGAAAGTCAATTAGAATTATTAAAACTAATGGGACTAAGATGAAAGTTTTAGCAGATTCCCAAAAGAGCACAACCAGTACGTTTGGCGGGGTATATGGAGCAACATCATATTCAATTGACGTAAAGGTCAAAGTAAAAAATTTAATTGTAGAAATAGTTGCATACGTTAATGGGTTTAAGATAACGGCAACAGACACTACAATTGGCACAGGATTAGATGAAGTTATTCATCCAACAAAGCGTGTTGCGCTTATGGCTACAAGAGGCACAGCAGCGTTCGATTATGTTTACGGAACAGATATAGATACTGCAAGATATAATGATGCGGCATATAAAACTAATTTTTATGAGGGGCAATTTTCTAACGACGTTATAGATGTGGCATTTGGAGAAACCATATACAACGCCTCGCTTGAAGAAGACGAATACGAAAAAAAGAAAACTATGGTTGATGAGTTTGGCACAGTAGTTAGAGAAATTTCAACCGCTAAAGTTAAATTTGACAGCAGGCCAACATTTCCAGTTATGTGGACAACTGGCGGTAACCCATACGCAAAAATTTTAGCCTCAAAGGTATCTAATTTTTCAGCAGAGGCTTACATTTTAAATAATACTTCAACAACAATACCTTTAGCCGATAATGAAAGCTCATACTTTTATGTGTTTGGAAATACACTAGGAATGTCGGGGGATCTAGAATATACAACAGAAGAGGTTTCTGACTATACTTCTAAAGAGCCAATTCAATTTCAATCAACGTGGCTTCAAAATTTAACTGATGTTAAGTCATTAGCAGACTGGATTAAAGATACTGTGGTAAATAGAGGCAAGGTTGTTTCTATGGATGTATTTGGAAACCCATTTATATCAGTAGGAGATTTAATTACTATAAAATATTCATATCAGGGTTTTGCTGGAACAGAAAAATTAATCGTAACTAGCGTTACGCATAGATACAACGCAGGATTGGAGACCTCCATTACTTGTCGAACTTTATAGTTGACCAAATGGTATAATAAAAAAATGAGTAAAGAAGAAAATTTATCTAGAGTCTCCAAGGCGGCTATTGTTCGTGGAGCCCCCATTGTTGTAACAACAAATGATGAGTTTATATCTTTTTATGACCCCTCACAATTTTTAGTTAAAGACGGCGGCAAAATACAGTATACTAAATTTAGCCCAGGCTCACCGTTTGGAAGAGCATTCGCAGAAACGCCAGCTGGAAACATAAATGATGCGGCAGGAAATAAGGCAGAGGTTGTGCCAATTGAATTACCAGATGTTCCTAATTTAACTGACATAGAACTATTCAGCTCTACAAAATACTATGATCCAGTAACAAAAGTAGAAAAGGGTAAAATTGTTATTAAGGTAACAAATACAAGCAGGGATAAAATAAACATTGAGGGGGTAGACGCAAGGGTTTATAATCCTTCCGAAAAGCTATGATTAAAGGAACTTATATATTCTATCAGGATGGCAAAGAAATATGCCGCTCATCTAATGTTATTACCAAGTTTGGTAAAAGATTTTTAACTAATTTTATTGCAGGAAATATTGCAGATGCCAATAAAGATCTAGCATTTGGAATAGACAGAAAGGAAGCTCTTGTAACTGCAGCATCTGCGGCTGCAGGCACAGTTACATATACAGCAAACAATTATTTCGTTGCTGGAAACACTGTAAGCATTTATGGGCTTTCAACGTCTGCATTTAATCTGACAAACGTAACAGTTGCTTCTGCCAGTACAACACAATTTACAGTAACCAATGCTGCAACAGGAACAGCTGTATCTGCATCAACATCTGGACGGGCATTTAAAAAGGCCACAGACGAAGATACAAGACTTGGCTTTGAATTCTATAGGCTTCCAATTCAATTAGCTAGCACAGACATTCAGACATCTGCAGGAACAACAACATATTCGGTAGTGTATAAAGCAACTATTCCACAGGACGTATCTGCTACCATTTCAGAAATTGGTCTTTACCCATCAGCAAGAAGCTCAGTCAATAACTTTGACAGCAAGTATCTTGCAGACTTTAATGACGCATTTGATTGGACAGATGAAAATGGAGATCATCCATCTGTATTAACAACTGGTCAAAAAATTGGCGACAATGTTATTGAGTTAGAATCTAATGGCACATCAGCCATGATATATACACAAAACATTAACCCAATTGATTTTTCTGGATATAGCGTTAACGACTCAATAACATTTGCATATAATAAACCAGAGGCAGATGTGCTAAGCATTAAAATTAGATTTTATAGCGAAGCTACAAAATACTATGAGGTTACAATTACTCCACAGACTGGACTTGGATATAAAATTGTTCCAGACATTTTAATGAGTACAGTATTTGCGGGGGCAGTTAATTCACCAGATAAAACAAATATTAATAAAATTGGTATTGTTATTACACCAACATCTAGCAATGTAACATCAATTGGGGCGGACGGACTAAGAATAAATGACGAAGACACCTTTGACCCAATCTTTGGTATTATTAGCAGATCAACATTGGCCACACCATTAGTAAAAATAAAGGGAAGACCAATAGACGTAGAATACATTTTAGATTTGAGTTTCTAATATGGCATATGAAGACCTATTAAAAGATACATCAGAGTCTAAAGATGATGGTAATTATTTTCTAGTTACTATTACAGATTTAGATTTAGGTACTGCATATCCACTTCAATTTAGATGGAAAAATAAAAATGGCACATTAGGAGCATGGAGCTCAGTAAAAACATTTGTTAGTGAATCTGCAACAATTCCATCAGAACCTAATTTGGGATCTGGAGATGTTGTAGGAGGCGCAGGGTTTATCAAGGTAACATGGGATGGAAATAATGCTCTGTCTACTGCAGCATCTAATTTTGATAGAGTAAATGTTCATATATCTGGAACGACATTTGGAGATGGAACAAAGCCTGCTGGATTTTTTAAACAGGCGGGTACACAAACATTTGCAGCGGTTGCTGGAGAATATATAGTTCAATTAAAAATATTAACAGTAAACGGATCAGAATCTTTATATAGTACAGCAAGAACAGTTACTGTAACATCTGCAGTACAATCTGCAGCATCTTCAGTAACTCCATCAACCCCAACAGTTTCTTCAGTACTTGGCGCAATTCAACTATCTTGGAATGGAAAAACATCTACTGGGGCAGACCAGCCGTTTGGATTTAATGCAGCCAAAGTTTATGTAGGAACCTCAGCTGGTTTTACCCCATCTTCATCAAATCAGGTAGACGTACTGAACTTTGCTAATGGACAAAATACTTTAAATATTGGCGTTGGAACTATTGTAGATTCAGTTGCCCTGACATATGGCGTTGATTATTATATTAAAATTGCAACAACTAATGGAACAGACACATCTACAGCAGTCTCGGCAACGGGAAACCCAGTAAGAGTTGGTCAGGTTACTACGGGTGATATAGTTACAATAAATGCAGATAAGATTGCTACGGGCACATTATCATCTGGCTCAACAATAACAGTTGGAAGCACATCTGGAAAACATATTAAATTATCTGGAACGGGAGATCCGTTTATTATTTATGGAAGTGGTGGAACCTCAAATCCAGTTCTTAGTTACAATGGAGCCAAGCTTACAATTGTTGGTGATGGAACATTTAGCGGTGCCTTATCTGCAGCAACTGGAACATTCACTGGAACTTTATCTGCAGCAACTGGGTCATTTGACGGAACAATAACTGCATCTGGAGGAACAATTGGTGGAATTACAATTGCAGCAGACGGTATACAAAATTCTGGCGGCACATTTAAAATAGATAGTAGCGGAGTAATTAGAGCAGGATCTTCATCTAGCAATGCGGTAATAATTAGCCCAACTCTTGGTATTTATCATAGCGCAAATGGTGGATCAACAGCTTCTGGAAGATTCACTTTGGGATTGGCATCAAGCACAATTTCTGGGTGGACAATAGGAACTTCAACACTATCTTCAGGCAATCTAACCCTTAATAGCAATGGAACAATTACCACAACAAATCTTACTATTTATGATACAGGAAGAATTGTAAATGCAGGAGGATTTGAAGTAACTGCAGCTGGTAAATTAATAGCAACTGGCGCAGAAATATCTGGAACAATTACTGCAAGCGCACTAGATACAACCGCACTAGATATTGCAGCAACTGGAGCAATTACAACAACAAGTGGTAATTTTGGAGTTACTTCTAGCGGAATTCTTAGTGCATCTAGCGTAACTATTAATGGAACATTAACCGCAAATAATGGAAGCGTCATCGGAGCTTGGTCAGTAGATTCATTTGGAACGTTGAGCGCTGGCTCAGGACTATCTGCAACATATTTATTTTCTCCAACAACGACTGATCCAAATGGAAGCCTGTTTTCAATATATACAAATAAAGAAATCTACGCATCTACTGGATTTTCCACGGCAGCTGGAAGTGGAGCAATAACATTTTTAAGCACTTCTGCAACATTAAGCCCTATAGGTAACTTAAGAGTAAACGGAGCCTTTGCCCCATCTTTTGATGACACATATTCTTTGGGTTTTACAAGTGCTCGATGGTCTATTGTCAGATCAGCTGGTGGAGTTTCAACTACTTCAGATCAGAGAAAGAAAACAAATATTGTAGACTCTGACCTGGGACTAGATTTTATAAATAGTCTTAGGCCAGTTAAATATAAAATGATATCTGGTGGCAATGAGCCAGTATTAGATGACAGTGGGAATAAGTTAATTGATGAATATGGCAACTATGTTTTTTCTTCTAGGCCAGGAATAAGAGACCATTATGGTTTAATAGCACAGGAGGTAAAGTCTGCTATAGATTTATCTGGAGTTGAAGATTTTGGCGGTTGGCAACTAGATGATAAAAATGATCTATCTTCAGACCAAGGCCTAGTGTATCATCAATTTATTTCTCCAATAATTAAAGCAATACAAGAAATTTCAACAAGACTTGACGCCCTAGAAGGATAATGTTATCCTTAGTACTAATAGATTGGAAGAATAATGTCAACAAAGGCAGAATTAATTATTACCGCCCTTCAGCAGCGCATTGGAGAGATTGTAGCAAATTATGAAACTCAGATTGCAATACTACGGGCAGAGCTTACTCAGCTTATGGAAAAAGATGTTCAAGAAGAAGCCACAGAAGATAGTAACTAGCCCCACCATTTTCCCGTCAGGGATTGCAGTCAAAACCGATAAAGGAATTTACTGGATTAAAGACGGCAAAAGGTTTAAGCTTATATCAGACAGGGCTGCAAAGTCTTGGCTGTTTACTACCGTAGAGGCAACAGAGTCATCTGTGGCTGGAATGAAGCTAGCAGGAAAGCTGGGATTCAGAGACGGCACCTTGATAAAAAACATAGCAGATGGTAAACTATATTTAATATCACAAAATAAGAAAAGACATATTGTTGATCCAGATACATTTAATAAATATGGTTTGGATAGATCACAGGTAGTAGAAGTAAGTGCCTTTGAAGCAAGTATGCATGAATTGGGAGAAGATCTATAATGCCAACGTTTGAGACAATTACATTTAATGAGGGTGAACCTCTAGATCCAAATAAATTAAATAAGCTACAAGAAAATATTGTAACTACTTATGCTACGGCTAACAATTTATTTAACTCAACCCTAGATGGACAAACTTCCTCATTTAAAGCAATTACAAATGCAGGTACTGTAGAATGCAAAGGAGTATCTAAAGGCACAACAAAATCTTTTGATTTAGACCTAGGTACTGGATTTAGCAATGTTTCTTCTAACCCACCACGCATTGTCGTGTCTTTGGCGGGCGGACTTGCAACTGGAGACTCAGTAACTCTTTCAGTTGCTGGAGCTGCTACAGCTTCACCAAAGATATGGGTATCAAATGTTAACTCTTCTAAGAGCACATTTAATGTGACATGGATAGCAGTACAAATGTCACCAGCTTAAACATTGACAATCAGTAATCATATGTTACAATTACTGTAACATCTAAGTCACGTATCCGTGGCTTTTTTAATTATTAAGGTAATTTAATGTCAAACGATTTAAAGTGGATGTTATCATCCGATCAGCAATTCCCGTACCAAGATGATAAGATGATTGCTCTATGGTTTAAAGTAATGAAATGGTTTAAGCCAGACGTAGTAGACTATCTTGGAGATACAGACGATCAAGCTTGTTACAGTAAATATACAGAGGGACGTTCTGCTGAGTTTATGCAACTGCATAAAGATGATAGCCGTGACTTAATTGTTCCAATGATGAGACATGAGGCAAAAGGCGCTAGAGATTTTTATGCTAAGACGAGAGAGATGTTGCCAGACGCACAATTGTTTTCTGCTTTAGGAAATCACGACGTTAGAATTTTTAACTATGTTGATGCAAAGCTTCCAGACTATTTAAATGATGTTACACCAGAATCATTATGGTCTTTAGATTCATTAGGCTACGACTATATCTACTATAATGAACTACCAAAGAAACGATTTGGAGATATACACGTTCACCACGGACTTTCAATTTCAGCTACAGGGTCTGTAAGAAAAGATATGGAAGACATGCAGGTTTCATTAATTAGAGGTCACTCACACAGAATTGCTTCGCATATGGTAACATATGAACTTAGAAATAATGGTGAAGGAGAAACTTTGCGTGGCTACGAGATTGGTCACATGTGTGATGAAAAGGGGCCAGGAATGAAATATACCCAGCACCATGACTGGCAAAAAGGTTTTGCTATTGCACACATTGAAAATGGAGAATATCCACACGTTCAGATGATTCATGTATCTCCAAATTATACATGCTTAGTTGATGGAAAGTTGTTTAGTCTATAATGAGATGTAAGAAGTGTGACGGCAGAGTATTCATTGATAGAGTATTCTCACAGAAACTACACATGGAGCTATTCTGCGTTATGTGTGGAAAAAGATGGATGATTAATAAGGAAACGAATGCGCTTGCAAAATGGTTAGACGACAGAGAACTCCAGCACCGAAGAAGTTTCTCTATTTCTTCTTAAATGATAAAATACATAAAGTATTAAAGTCATCAAGATCTAGGGACGAGCTTATTGCCTGGTGCTATCCAGATAAAAAGCGTGTGATGTATTCTTATTCTCAAGCAGTTAAGTACATGGAGAATGCTTTTACCACGGCGCAGGTCGGGGAAATATTAGGAAAACACAAAGTAACTATTGAAGACTATATACTTGAAGGAAAGATTAGGGTACCGCATAGAGTGTATCCAATTGGAAATCCAGATAGCAAATGGTCTAAATATATGTTTAATCAAAAAGACATATTAGAATTACATCAATTTATTTTAGATGATGGGCACTCTTCAAAATTGCCTTCAAAAACTGAATTGCTGGCTATTCTCAAACACAATACTATATTGTATACTAAGACAGAAGATGGAAAGTTCGTACCTGTATGGAAGGCGGAGTAATGACAACAAAAGTAAAAGTAGACCTATCCTTTACAAGGAACCTAGGTAACTATGAAAGTATTAAAATAGGCATCGGAGTAGAGGATGATTTGCGCCTTGGCGAAAATGTTGAGTCTGCCACTGAGAGAGTGTATAAGTTTGTAGAAGATAAGCTTATTGAAAAAACTCGTGAGGTGGAAGAAGAACTAAAGCGTGGAAAATAAAAAAGAACCTTATGTTTTGATCAGCCTATATCAATCTTTATATAAAGAAAAGTATGGTCGCACACCACAGATAAATAAATTTCGTGAGAAGTGGGCTATGCAAGATGTAATAGATAGTGTAGGATTTGATCGTGCAAAGGAACTTTTGGTATACTATTTTTCATTGCCAAAAAGCGGACACCCAATGCAATTCTTTTTCTATAACTTTGATAGGATGGATATTGTAGAGGTTGAAGCACAAAAGGATAAGCACAGACGTCGTTTGTTATTGGAAGAAACGAAGAAGATGGTTGAGAATGGCGGAATAGAATGAACACAGAAGCAACATTAATATCTGCCGTATGTAAGAATAAAGACATAAGCACATTATTAGCAGACAACGTAGATGAACTATTTACTTCCCACAGAGATATTTGGGAAGGTCTCAAGTCATACTATTATAAGTTTAAAGCAGTACCAGAAGCTGGCGTATTGATTGAAAAGTTTAAAGACTTTGAGCCAGTAGAAGTAAAGGCAGAGACTGGCTACTACCTTGATAAACTAAAGAATGAGTTTTTATCAAATAGATTAAAGAACATTTTGATTAAAAGCGGATCAATGCTTAAAGAAGATGCTGCTTCAAGAGTGCTTGCAGAAATGCAAAGCCAGCTAGCAAACTTAAGTAGGTTTACAAACAATGTTCGTGACTTAGATATTACTGATGCAGAGTCAGCGATTAGACATATGGATGCACTTAAAGCACGTTCTGATGAAATGGGTGGCTCTCCAGGAATTAAAACTGGATTTGAAGCAATCGATTTGGCGTATCCAACAGGGATGGCTCCAGGACATTTAATTGTAGCAATTGGCTGGCCAGGTCGTGGTAAGACATGGTTCACATCTTACTTAGCATGCAAGGCTTGGGAGCAAGGCTTTAAGCCAATGATTGTATCTCTTGAGATGTCTCCAGAAAATATGCGTGATCGCATTTACACAATGCTTGGCTCTGGTTTATTTAAGGCTAGTGACTTTTCTAAGGGCGATATTAACATTGATGATTTCCGTTCATGGAGTACAAAGAAGTTTGAAAACAAAAATAGTTTTATTCTAGTATCGAATGAGGGCAACACAGAAGTAACTCCCGCAACCATTCAGGGTAAGATAGATCAGCATAAACCAGACTTAGTTATCCTTGATTATCACCAGCTGTTTAATGATAATAAAAGAAGTAATTCAGAAGTAGAGCGTAACCGTAATATTTCTCGTGAGTTCAAGTTGCTTGCGGTATCAAATAATATTCCAATTATTGATATTACCGCAGCTACTGCAGACGATATATCTGATCAAGACAATCCTCCAATGATGAGCCAAGTTGCTTGGTCAAAGGCTATTGAGTATGATGCTGATATGGCTATGGCTGTACATAGATATCCAGGAACAAATATGATTGAGATAGTTTCAAGAAAGAATCGACACGGCCATGAGTTTGGTTTGTATTTAGATTGGGATATCAATAGAGGTATCGTCAAAGAGATCTATGAGAAT